AATGGTATCAAGGCTGGCAATGGTATCAAGGCTGGCTTGGGTATCAAGGCTGGCTATGGCATCGAGGCTGGATGGGGCATCGATGCTGGCAATGGTATCAAGGCTGGCAATGGTATCAAGGCTGGCTTGGGTATCAAGGCTGGCTGGAGCATCAGGGCTGGCGATGGCATCGAGGCTGGCGATGAATTTGGCATTTATGCTGGTCTGCACTTCCGTATCACGAATAAAACTCAACGCAAGATCATCGCAAAAAATCGCCCAGAGAACATCATGTGTGGCGAATTTGAGGAAAAGAAAGATGACGCAGTGCGATAAGATTCTGTTTCATCTTCAGACGATCGGCTCCATCACGCCAGTTGAAGCGCTTGACCAGTACGGATGCTTCCGGCTGGCGGCGCGTGTAGCTGATCTCAAGGCGGAGGGCTGGCCCATCGCGAGCGAGATCGTGCAGAAGAAAAACCGGTTTGGCGAAGTCGTGAGATTTGCGAAGTACAGATTGGAGGACAGAAATGTTACCGGAAATTGATTATTCCAAAGACCCGCAAAACGTGTCGCCGTACTGCTATGACATCTTCGGCGATGAGATCTACAGGGGCGACACCGTGTACTGCGGCGACGAGGGCATGATGTGTGACCCCGGCGCGGACAACTTCGATTCTGGCAACCAGATCATGTCCCTTTTGGTGCAGCAGCTGGGGACGCGGTACATTTTGGAGCAGCTTGGCTATGAAAAAAGGGTTATCGAATGAGTACGTCTACACTCCGGTTGAGGCGCGGTGCAGCATCTACTTTGAAAAAGACCATATCTGCTGCGCATACTGCCCTGCCTATGAGACATATTCCCGCAAGCAGTGCCGGTTGACCGGAGAGTACATTTTGAACGAGTTCGGCAGAGGTTACTACTGCCGCCTGGAATTGGAGGATTTGAATGAAACAGTTTCGGACACTGAGGCCGGATGAGATCGAGTGCCGCGTTGCCCAGTGCAATGAGAAAGGCGCGTCCATCCTGCTTTATAAAACCGCCCGGACGGACGCTGACATTCTGGATGAGACGGTCGGCGCGCAGAACTGGGAGAATGACTTTAAGTTGGTGGATGGCGTTCTGTACGGCGGGATCGGCATTGACTATGTCGGCAACGGAAAGCTGATCTGGAAATGGGACGCCGGGACGGAGAGCAACACGGAGGCCGAGAAGGGCCGCGCGTCGGATGCGTTCAAGCGCGCCGGATTCAAACATGGCATTGGCCGGGAGCTTTATTCCGCGCCGTTTATTTGGATCGACGCTGCGAAATGCGAACGGCTGAAGAAGAACGACAAAACCGGTCGCTGGCAGTGCTACGACCAGTTCGACGTGACGGAGATCAGCTATGACGAGGCCGAGCGGATTAAGACCTTAACATTGGCGCTCAAGGGCAAGACGGTTTACACCTTCGGACACGGCGCAGCTCCGCAGGAGACGAAGCAGACGGCGAAGCCCTTCAAATGCTCTGTATGCGGAAATGATGTTGTGCCGGTCTCCTTTGACGGGAAGAACTATTCCGCCAGAGCGATTGCGGAGCAGACCACAAAGAAGAAGGGACAGTGCATGTGCTGGGACTGCTACATGAAGGCGGTACAGGCATGACGGAACTGACGTTTTCTGCGGCGGACTGGACGATGGACGCGGCCGGGACGTGGCTGCGGATCAAGGCGGATGTGCCGTATAAAGCGCAGATGTTCCTGGAGCACATGATTCCGGGCAAAAAGTACGTCGCGGAGATCAAGGAGTTTCGGAAGAAGCGCAGCTTGGATTCCAACAACTATTTCTGGCAGCTCTGCGACCAGATCGCGGGAAAGCTCGGACGCACGAAGGAAGACCTCTATGTCGAGTACATCAAGGAGGTCGGCGTGTTCAAGGACTTCCATCTCTCCCGCGACGAGGCCGCGACATTCCGGACGGCATGGTCAATGCTCGGGACAGGCTGGCCGACCGAGGAAGTGGACTACCAGCAGGACGGAGACAACCTTGTGATCCGCGCCTATTACGGTTCGTCCCGATACAACGCAAAGCAGATGGGACGGATCATCGACCGGGCCGTCGAGGATGCGAAGGACTTGGGCATTGAAACACTGACGCCGGACGAGCTGGCGCGGATGAATCTGGAATGGGGTGAGAGAGCTGCACAGGCAGACGAGGGCCACTAGCATCTCGGCAGCGGTCAAACAGGCCGTCAGGGAGCGCGACGGCGGGCGCTGCGTCCTCTGCGGGAGACCGGGCAATCCGTGGTGCCATTACATTTCACGGGCGCAGGGCGGTCTTGGACGGCCTGAGAACATCGTGACGCTCTGCGACAAGTGCCACAGACGTTTTGACCAATCAGCCGACCGTGCGGCGCTCAAGGACGCGCTGGCGAATTATCTGAGAAGCAAATATCCCGAATGGGATGAAAAAATTTTAATTTATCGGAAGGAGTAAAACATGGCAGAGAAAGAAGCAAGCATCCTCCAACTTGCGCGCGGCGCAATTATGGAGCGTGCGGACTATGAAATTGCAAAGATCATCGATAACATCCTAGACCCAAACACCCGCGCGTCGGCAAAGCGGAAATTGCAGCTCACAATCGAGTTTCTGCCGGATGACAACCGGCAGACCATTTCGGTTGCGGCTGTCGCCAAGAGCACCCTTTGCCCGACGAACCCGGTAGCAACCGCCCTGTTTGTCTCAGGCGACAATCTCGGCGAGGTTCATGCCGTCGAAATGGTGCCCAATATCCCCGGCCAGATGGATATGAGCGGCATGGAGCAGGAACCCGCGCCAATCCTGAAAATCGTAAAAAATGCTTGAACTGATGAAAGGAGCACCCAAAATGCTGAAAGAAGCCATTGAAAAAATCGAAGAACTTGCAAAGCCGACCATCCTTGAGGTCGACGGAAAGACGTTCGCCGTCGACTGCGGCGGGCACGCGACCCAGATTCTTGAGCCGCTGTTTTACCCAGAACGAAAGGATTTGAGCAGTCTCGACGCGCTGACCCTGATGATTCGGGAAGAAGCCGTTCCGTCCTATGGGAAAATCTTTGTCAACATCCCATCCCCGACCTGCGTACACGCATTTTTGTCGCCGAACCCCGATCTTCGCGAGGAACGCATGACGATCTACCGCGCGGATGCAACGGACGTCCCCGGCTGGGAAGAGGAGACGCGCCTTGCGTTCGATAAGGCCGCTGTTGCCCTCCAGACGCGTTTTCAGGAATCTGACGACCGGGAATATACCCTAAACCTCCTGTCGCAAATCACGACCGGCGCGAAGGTTACATACAACGACACAGGCGTTGCAACAACCGTAGTGACGCAGCGCGGCGTGTCGCTCCAACAGAACGCCACCATCCGCCCGATTGTTCGGCTCCGGCCTTACCGCACGTTCCAAGAGATTGAGCAGCCGGTCGGCCTGTTCCTCATTCGCATTGACGAACGTGGAATCACATTCACCGAAGCGGACGGCGGTATGTGGAAGCTGGAAGCGAGAAAGACCATCAAGGCGTACCTCGAAAACGTCCTCGCGGCGGAGATCGAAGCGGGCAGCGTCCGGGTGATGCTCTAATGCTGAATCATATTTGCATCATGGGTCGCCTGACGCGCGACCCAGAACTCAGACGGACGGCCAACGGCACGGCGGTGACATCGTTCACCGTCGCCGTTGACCGGGATTTTACCAACGATGACGGCTCCCGCGATACGGATTTCATTGATTGCATCGCATGGAAAACGCTGGCCGAGACCGTAAACAGATATTTCGCAAAAGGACGAATGGCCGTCGTGCATGGGCGGCTCCAAATCCGCAGTTATACGGACAAGGAGGGAACCAAGCGACGCGCAGCGGAGATTGTCGCCGATCGTGTCTATTTCGGCGATTCCAAAAAAGAGGGCGCGAAACCTGAGTATAATGCGCCGCAACCACAGGATTTTTCGGAAGTGACGGAGGATGACCCAGACCTCCCATTCTGACATAGGGGGACGACATGGCAGACAAAAAGGAATTCGTCAAACTGTGGCTGAGTTATGAAAGCTATTTCGCATCGTACAGTGACGCCGAAGTAGGGCGGCTGGTTCGGGGCATGATCTCATATCGTGCGACCAGAGAGCAGCCAGTATTCGGCGGGAATGAACGGTTCGTATGGCCAGCGATTCAGCGAGAGATTGACGAGCAGATTGCCGCGCTGGAAGCGATCTCTACGGCCAGAAGTCAGGCTGGGAAATCGGGCGGACGCCCGAAAAAGGATGATTCCGACGATAAGCCGGAGCTTGATTTGGTTCCTCATAAAAAGCAAAAAAAGCAAATGCTTTTTGACGAAAGCAAAAAAAGCGAAGGACAAGGACAAGGTCAAGGTCAAGGACAAGGTCAAGGACAGGGTAATAGCGCGAGCCAAGCGGACTTGGCCGCGCTCCCCCCCGAGCTGCGAGAGATCGCGTCTCGCTGGCTGGACTATAAGCGGGAGCGGCGCGAGGGATATAAGCCAACCGGCCTGAAATCCCTCCTGTCCCAGATGACCAACAAGGCCGCACGGTACGGCGCTGATGCCGTCCGGGACGTGATTGACCGCTCCATGTCCGCGAATTATACCGGGATTGTCTGGGATTGGCTCACGGAGGGGCGCACAGCGCCGCAGCGTGGCGAGAAAAAACCGGGGTATAACGTGCAGCGGCACGGCGATAAGCTCACCGACTTGGAGCGTCAGGCCATTGCACGGATGATGGAGGAAGAATGAATGAACGCGAAGAAAATCAATACAGCCTTGTATGGGGATGGAAGCAGAAACGCGCGGCTCAGAGCTGAATACATTTTCTGCGACAGAGCCGATGAGTGCTCGCTATACAAGGGCGGCAAGTGCTTCAACGTAACAACACTTTTTGGCGCGAGATGCCCGATTGGAGAGCGGAGTTGTGTAGACGGAGGGACAAAACGGAGCAATAAATACCACGATTTGTGGATTCAAGCGAAAAAGGATGACTGCTACGGGAAACTGAAATATCCGTCGCATGAATACATCGGACGCATCGGAGATGACGCCTTCTTGTGCCCTCCATATATCATGATTGAGGATCAGAACGGGCGACTGAATGTTTCAGACCCCGGATTTGGATGCAACTGGGTTGTTGTGAAACGCGATACACTGACCCCGGAAAACCTGAATCGGGTATGCGCGTACAGGCCGCGAAGCTTGATGGGCGGCACGATCACAGACTATCAGGAAAAAACCGTGCCGAATTTCTTGCACCAGCTATCCCAACTGTTTCCGGACGAATATGCGGCGTTGATTGCGGAGTACCCGGAATACGCGGGGAAGAAGCCAAGCTTCGTTGGGCGGATAGCAAAACTCGCCACCTGCAATCCGGCGTGTGAATACATAGACGGCAATAGCGTATTCCGCATGGACGGCGACTGGCTGGTCTGCGATTGTTATAAATCTGCGTTTGCGCCGTTCTGTGGCAAAGATGCGATGCTGAAAATTCAGTTGACGGATGAGATGAGGGTCAAAATTACAGATAACGCGCAAGTGCTGCCGGAAACGGTGCTGTTATGAAAATGACGAACTGCGGCTATTTAGCCGCGCGGAACGCTGCGCAGATGCAGCGGGAAAGGAACGGAAAATGCTTCTCGAAAAACTGGCGAGGGCAATCGCCTGTAAGCACTGTGAAAACCCCTCGAAGCTCTATGAGCTTCAAATCCATGCCGACGAACAGGCCCGCGAAATCCTCCGGCTAAACCATGTGCTGGATGAGATCAAAAAGGAGCGCGACGCCGCCCGTCAAGCGGCGGACGAACAACAGCTGCTGTGCGAGGATGCGATTGAATCCCTTGCCGTGATTTCTGAAAAAAACTGTGACAACTGCGGTAAAAAATGCCGCGTAAAGCCGAAGCCCGGAGAACCGAATCGTTACAACTGCCACTTATGGCAGGAAGAACCGGAAGGTCTGATTGTAAAAAATCCGTTTGAATAGGAGGAAGAAGAACATGAAGATTACGCTTGATTTGCCAGACGGCACAATATGCGGATTTTTCTGCGGCGTGGAGCACACCGGAAGCGGATTGCAGCTTGCATCCTATCAGCTCAGCTCAGACGATCTGGCCGATGGGAAAACGATCAAGCTGCCGAGGGAACGCCATGACGATTGAGTTCACTGTTCCATATCCTGCCCGTAAGAGCGCGTGGACGAAGCGCTACGGCCTGAACGCCTACTGGGCGGGAAAGAACCACCACGTCAGGGCAGCGGACGCCAGAGACCTTGAGGCGTTTGTGCGGCTGTGCCTGAGACAACAGGGCGTTCCGGTTCGGCTGTTTGAAAAGCCGGTGTTCATTTCCTTTTGGCACAACACCCGCATGGACATCGACAACCATGCGGCGATTGAGAAGATGACCGTGGATGCGCTAAAAGGCTGGCTGCTCCGGAACGATGACCGGCGGCATTACAGAGAGAAACATAGCTTTTTCCACGATGAAAATTACATGAGGGTGGTGATTTCGGATGAGTAAAGCGGTTTTAATCAGCATCCGTCCGAAATGGTGCGAGAAGATCGTGCCCGGAGAAAAGACCATCGAGGTTCGCAAGACGCGCCCAAAACTGGAAACGCCGTTCAAAGTGTACATCTACTGCACCAGCGGTAGACCTGACCTGAACATTCCTATTTCGCCGGAACGCCTGATGCAGGACTACTTAGATACAGGTTCCATGCGGTCACTGAACTGCCCGCTTGGGAATGGCAAGGTCATCGGTGAATTTGTATGTGACCGAATCGACACGATCCTTCCTGAAAACGAACCATACGGCATTTACAACATCGACGACGATTATGTCTTTCAGACGTGCCTTGAATATGGTGCGCTTTGGGACTACGGAAACGGCCAAACGCTATACGGCTGGCACATTTCCAACCTGAAGATCTACGATGAGCCGAAAAAGCTGGGAGAGTTCACAGGGCTGCGCAAGACGAAGTTCGGCATGGAGCCCGTGGCGATCACGCGGCCATTTCAAAGCTGGGGATATGTGGAGGAATTGCCATGAAGCCGCCGTGTGAGAGGGACTGCCCGAGGCGGACAGTGGGATGTCACGCCAAGTGTGCGCCGTATCTGGAATACGAGGAAGCCAAACAGGCGGAATATCGGGAGAGAGAAGTTGAACGGAGCCGCGACGCTTACACTGCGGACGCGAAGAAACGGTGTAAGAGCGTGGAGAGACTGCGGAAAGCGGGGTTGCTGTAATGGATTTGGAGCAGAGCGCATTTGAGGCGCTGCGGTTTGCATCGGCGCAGAGCTTGAAGCTCTACAAGCAGCCTCTTGTAATTACATACTCCGGTGGGAAGGACAGCGACGTGCTGCTCCGGCTGGCGATCAACAGCGGTATTCCGTTCGAGGCTTTGCATTCCTTGACCACGGCAGATGCGCCGGAAACGGTCTACCATGTGCGGGACACCTTCCGTCGACTGGAAGAAAAGGGCGTAAAGTGCGCTATCGACGCGCACGTCCAGCCGGACGGGAAGCGCGTTACCATGTGGAATCTGATCCCCCAGAAGCTCATGCCGCCGACACGTCTTGCCCGCTACTGCTGCGCGATTCTCAAAGAGGGCGGCGGGAAAGGTCGGTTTATCGCCACCGGCGTTCGGTGGGCAGAATCTCAAAAGCGAAAATCACGCGGTTTGATCGAAGTACAGAACAAAGACGTTAGGAAACGGCTGACCCTGATGAACGACAACGATGAAACACGGATGCAGTTTGAAAATTGCAGGATGAAAGGCAAACGTGTCGTAAATCCGATTATTGGATGGGGCAACAGGGAGGTGTGGGACTACGCGGAGACTGAGAAGATCTGCATGAATCCGCTTTATAGGCTCGGGTTCATCCGAATTGGGTGCATCGGCTGCCCAATGGCTGGGAAATGCCGAAAGATGGAGTTTGCGATGTACCCGAAGATCAGGCTGGCGTATATCCGGGCGTTTGACCGTATGTTGATTGAACGTAAAATACGATGTTTGCAAACATACGGCATGGAAAACGGTTTGGATGTTTTCAACTGGTGGATGGAAAACGGCGTATTGCCGGGACAGGAAGTATTAGAAGAATTTCGGGAGGATTTGCTATGAATTTGAAACCGGAAGAACTGGTCAAGACGCTGCGGTGTATCGGCTGCCCGATGGCTGGAAAGCACCGGAAGATGGAATTTGAGAGATACCTAAAGATCAAGCTGGCGTATATCCGGGCATTTGATCGGATGCTGGAGGAACGCCGACGCCGTGGCAAGATGGACGGCGGGATGCGATGGGGCGATAATGGATTGGATATATTTAACTGGTGGATGGAAAATGATGTGCTTCCGGGACAGGAAGTATTAGAAGAATTTCGGGAGGATTTGCTATGAATTTGAAACCGGAAGAACTGGTCAAGGCGCTGCGGTGCTGCGCAGAGGGCGATTGCTGGTGCTGCCGTCTACACAATGACGCGCATCGCTGTCAAGAGACTTTACTTGGCTCCGCTGCTGAGCTGATCGAGCGGCTGGAAAAGGAGAAGGCGACGCTGATAAACACGATAAGAGGATTCTGCCGGCACTGCAAAAACGTTGATGTCGATGAGAATTGCTGCCGCGCATGGGTTGGGTGCTCAATCTGTAGCAAAGATTGCCCCTGCGCAGGATGCCGAAAAGGAAGCAAATGGGAATGGAAAGGAGTGGACAAGGAATGAGACTTACAACGGATTCGCCGAAAAATAACGTCGAGATGGCTCTTAATCTGTTTTTCGTCAAGGACAAGGAAGTCTGGGTGCGCGGATACGGGAAGGACGGCGCAGACATCAGCCTGTTCGACCTGTCGCGGGATCTGACTAGATGGAACTGCCCGTATGTGGACTTGGATATCTCGGATGATTCCTTCTCGATGATGATGGCCGAATGGCTCTGGGAAGATGTTGAATCGTTCGAGCACGTTTTGGCTCTGCTCTATCAGGCAGCGTGGGTGTGTGCAGAACTGCGCGAGCGGCTGAAAGCCTACGAGGACACGGGGCTGACACCGGAACGCTGTGCCGAATTTGCGCGAGCAGACGCGGAAGGACGGTACATCGTAATGCGTGATGCGGAGCAGGAGAGCGTTGCCCGCCTCCGCGAGCTTGCCAAGGCCGACAAGGACGGGCGCGTGATCGTCCTGCCGTGCAAGGTGGGGGATACAGTTTATTTCGTCAACGCCAAGCAGATTCTCGAATTTGCAGTGGTAGGGTACGCGGTGGATGAAACAGGTATCTCATGGGTTTACAGTGAGCACGTCGATAAAACAGGGCATACGAATGAGCGCACATTTAGCCCAGATAGAATCAGCAAGACCACATTTTTGACCCGCGAGGAGGCGGAAAAGGCGCTGGCGGAAATGGAGGGCAAATGATGGTAAAAAGAATCTGCGACCGATGCGGAGCCGAAATAAGCCCTACAAGTTCGGCAACGTATGTAAACGTAAGGGGCGCATATCGCGAAAACACGGGAGACGTCGAGCTTTGCTGTTCATGCGGGATGCGCATTCGTGAATGGCTAAAACCGATCGAGGAGGACAAGAAGGATGGCTGACGAATATATCAGGCGCGCAGAGGCGTTGGAAATTACAACGCGGACGTGCGGGGATTATGCTGCGGCGTATGCAGAAATCTGGAAGCTTCCCGCCGCCGACGTTGCGCCGGTGGTGCGCTGCAAGGACTGCCAGAACTGGAAGCGAAACGTCGGTCTTACCGATAGTCCGAATGGGCACTGTTTCGAGCACGATATTGATACAAACGGACGGGATTTCTGCTCCTATGGGGAGCGGATGCGCAGGCGAAGCGGGAAGCGGAGAAGCTGATTTGCGAGAACCGGGAACGGTTGATGACGCCGAGATGTGAGGGGGAACGAGGGATGGAAGGTGAATGAAAGCGCCGCTGACTGGGGCATTGTTTTCGACACGCTGCTGCTGATAGCGTTTCTTCAGGCGGATGCGGAAACGCCGGAGGCTGCGGCGGAGAAATTCGCGAAGAAACTCCTTGACATTCCGGAGAATGTAGACCTTTTCGCGGAAACGCCGGAAGAACGGCGCGCACGGAGTGACAAGTGGTATGCTCAAGAATGGGAGAAAATCAAGCATTGGGATGATGCCAGGAATCTTGGGCACGATTTGAGGGGGATAATACAGTGACAAAGGATGGCTTTGGGCGAAAAGAAACGGATTTCTGCTCCTATGGGGAGAGAAAGGACAACGATGAACACTGAAATCACACTGTTGAAGTGGCCGGGGGAAGAAGATTGGATGTTTGCCAAGAGCTGCGCGCTGGTCACGATTGGGAAGCACTCGGGAAAAGCACCGGACATGGAATGGAAGCACAAGATGCTCCGGGCGAAGCACAGTCCGATCCGGACGCTGAACTTCGCGTTTTATCTTCACAACGTTCCGTACTACGTCAGCACACACCTTGCGCGGCACGTCCATTCTGTCCCGTTCATCAAAAGCCAGCGCAATGACCGCCAGAGCGACTATGACAGGAACGCAGCGCGGCAGGACGAGCCGGTCGACATGATCTGGTATATGAACGCGGAAGAGCTCTTAACGGTCGCAAGCAAGCGCCTGTGCCGCAAGGCAGACGAAACGACGCGCGGGATTGTGAAGCTGATGTGCTGTCTGGTGGCAGACCTCTGCCCGGAGTTCCGCGGATTGATGGCTCCGCCGTGTGCGTTTATGTACGAGTGCCCGGAAATGGAGCCGTGCAAGGAGGGACAGGCATGACGTACATGGAGGCATGGAAGCTGATGGCTCCGCAGCTCCGACCGGAGACGGACGAGCAGATCAATGCGTACATCATGCTTTTTGGAGCGGTAAAAATAGCGAGTAAGAAGGAGGAGCAGCATGGAAAAGCTGGCAAAGCGGATCAGGAGCAGCAACCAACAGTACTTTGATGCCGGTGTGGACGCCGGGACGCAGAAGGCGTGCGACCTTCTTCTGGTGGCGGCCTATGAGTGCGGTTTCGTCCGCACGCCCGAAAAGGCGAAGAAGCTGATGGAGACTTTGACGCAGCTGGAATCCGAGTACGGCGTCGCATGGCAGTGCAGGCCGGAATCCGACGAAGCGATTGCGAGAATCGACTATGTGCTGCAAAAGGTCTGCGGCGGGTACTTCCAGCCGTTCTTTGAGCGGAACGAGCTGATAAAGGACTGGTGGGACAGATGATATGCAGCTGTGGCGGAAAGTTTTACTCGCTGGAAGTCCGGCCTTACAAAAAGAACGGCATACTGCAACGGAGACGGTACGAATGCCGGAAATGCCACAAGGTGATCTCTGTTGCGGAGGTCGACGAGAAGGAATACAAGGAGATCAAGGAGAAAATCACGGAGCTGGAAATCAAGCTCTACGCGGTCAGAAAGGAATTGAAAAACTGCTATGAAAATTGTTTTGGAGCCGTGGGCGATCATGCCGACACGGGCGCATGAGTTCGACGCGGGGCTTGATTTGTATGCACCGCACGACGCGACAATTCGCTCGAAACAAAGCTGCCGATTTAGTACGGGCGTACATATCCAGCTGCCGCAAAACACGGTTGGCTTCCTAAAAAGCAAGAGCGGGTTGAATGTCAATCACAGCCTTACCAGTGAAGGGGTAATAGACTGTGGTTATACGGGGAGCATCGTGGTCAAGCTCTACAACCACTCGGATCGTTCGTACCGGGTGCGGAAGGGTGATAAAATCTCTCAGCTTGTGATCCTGCCCTGTCTGCTGCCGGAACTGGAAGTGGTGGATTCTCTGGAAGACACCGAGCGAGGAACCGACGGGTTCGGGAGCACGGGGAGATAATGGAAGATATTACAAAACAGGAATATTCCGCGTGGCTGGAAGAAACGCTGGGAACAATGATAGAAATACACCCAACATCACTTTGCGCTGTTGCAATGTCGGAAGACGGAACTATCCTTACTTCGTATTATAATGCGTGCCCTAGATATAAGGCGGTGTTTGCACACCACATTCAGAGTGATATTGTCATGGACATTATCAAAGCCAACGCGGGGAAAATCAAAGAAATTTTGGATGGTGACAGTGATGAAGAACTGCAATAGCTGTGAATTTTGCATCGCGTGGTGGTGCGATCTCTATGAACGGTTTCTGGATTCGGATGAGAACGGACCGCTGCCGTGCGAGGAATGTCTGGAGGTGGACGATGGGACGGTACAAGTATTCCCTGAATGAGAAGATCAAGGGGCATGTGGAGTTCCAACTGGCGCACTACAACGAGATCAAGCGCGACTTGGAACGGGAGAAGGATGCGATGATGCCGTCGACCGTGGCAAAGTACGGAAATGGCGGCGGGCACGGCTCCGATGCTTCAAGGATGACGGAAAATGTGGGGCTGAGAATGGTGACGTCTCCGTATATCCGGAATCTGGAACAAACGGCAGAGGCCATCGGGCGGGTGCTCTCCACGCTGGATACGACGGATATGAGGCTCATCGATCTGGTGTACTGGAAAGAAAGCTATACAGTCGAGGGCGCGGCAATGATGGCGGGGATCGGGAAATCGGCTGCATACGCCAGAATCAACGGAATTCTCGGGCAAATCGCGGTAGAGCTCGGGTATGTCAATACATAGCGGCGGAAAAAAAGCGGAAAAATCGGGCCATAAACCGTGGTATTATGGTATCAGCCAGATAGGCATTGACGATCCTCCTTCCTTTATAACGGAGCGTATGGTGAAACGGCCATACGCTCTACCTTTATCCGGAGGAGCTGAGAGAAGATGAGGACACTGTGTTATAGATGCCGCGACAGCTATGAGCTGGCCGGGTATCGGTGTAAATGGGCTGGGAACAAAACAAAGGCAGCCTGCGACCTGTGCGGGAGGCCCGGCATGGACTACAACGTGACAAAGAAGGGAGGCGAAAGACGTGGCAAGGAAAAAGAAGTACGAAACGGCAGGACACCCCAAAACCTATCAGAGCGGCGAAGAACTGATCGAGCTGTGGACGGAGTATTGCGATGAGATCGCGGAGCAGGGATACATTCAGGCTCCGACGCAGACAGATTTCTGCCGATGGTTAAAACGACGAGAGACACCGGCAGATGCAAAAACGATTTACACCACACTGAACAAATACTTCCCGAATATAAAGGCCGAGTTCGAGAAAATCCGCGCGGACACCATTGCGGCGGGCGCGATGCTCGGGCACTATCAGCAGTCGATCACGATTTTCGCCTTGAAGAACTGGGCGGGATGGACGGACAAGCAGGAGGTCGGCAACTTGGATGGCAAGCCATTCCGGCAGTCCATTGATTTGACGGAGCTGAGCGACGAGGAATTGATGGCGATGGCCGATGAATAAGGCGGTCATGGCCGAGCTGGCACGGAGAGAGCTGGCGAGACGAAACTATGAACAATATCTGAGCCTTGTGCAGGGCCCGCAATGGGTGCGCACAGGGCTCTCACAATATCTGTCCAGAAAGATCCAGGCGTTTCTGGAGACGGAGACGGGGCATGCGTATGACATTCTTTTGATCGAGACGCCGCCGCAGCACGGGAAAAGCATGACGGTGACGGAGAGCGTGCCGAGCTGGTATCTGGGGAAGCATCCGGAGGCGCGGATCATCATGGCGTCGTACAACGAGGGCTTCGCGGAGCGGTTCTTGCGGCGGAACAAGGAGAAGATCCGGCGGTTCGGAAAGAACCTGTTCGGCATTGAGATCGGAAGCGTAGACCGGGCGACGGAGCTGGAGCTGAGCAACGGGATGGGGCGCATCATCTCGCGCGGATTGCTGTCCGGCATTACGGGCAACCCCGCAAACCTCATCCTGATCGATGACCCGGTGAAGAACCGGCAGGAGGCCGATTCCGAGACGACGCGGGACAAGGTCTGGGAGGAATGGCAGAATTCCTTGAAATCCCGTCTGGCTGCGGGCGCGAAGGTCATTGTGATCATGACGCCGTGGCATGAGGATGATCTGGCGGCGCGGATCTTGAAGAGCGAGACGAATGTGGAGCTGGTGCGGCTGCCGGTCGAGGCGGAAGAGCATGATCTGATGGGCAGGAAGCCCGGCGAGGCGCTGTGCCCGGAGCTGGGGAAGGATGCGAAGTGGCTTGCGGAATTCAAGCGGTCGTATCTCTCCGACGCGCAGGGCGGAGCGCGGGCGTGGATGGCGCTCTACCAGTGCTCACCGCGCGTCGAGGGCGGAAATCTGGTGCGGCGGGACTGGTGGAAGTTTTACGACTCCAAGGCTGTGACGAGCTTCGGCACGGAGGTCATTTCGGTGGACGCGGCGTTCAAGGGCGCGGAGGACAACGACTTCGTGGCGATCACGGTTTGGGGCAAGCGCGGGAATGACTATTATCTGCGATATTGCCTGAACCGGCATCTCGATTTTCCGGGGACGCTGGCGGCCATCCGGACGGTGCGGGGGCTGTATCCGAACGCGCGGGCCGTGCTCATCGAGGACAAGGCGAACGGATCGGCGGTCATTCAGGTCTTGCAGAGCGAGATGTTCTGCATCCCCATTCAGCCGCTGGGCGGGAAGGTGGCGCGGGTGAACGCGGTGAGTCCGGCGATTGAAAGCGGGCATGTGTATGTGCCGGAGGGCGAGCCGTGGGCCGAGGAATTTCTTGGGCAGTGGACGAGTTTTCCGGCTGGGGCACATGACGATATGGTCGACAGTGCCAGCCAAGCCCTGCAATACCTTTTGAGGACGTCCGGCGCATTTGAGCCGGTGAAGCGGAACGAATGGGAGATCGCGCAGGAGCAGGAAGAACGGGCGTTTTTGGACGACGCCTATGACGTATATGGATAGGAGAAGAACATGGTCGATATTTTGATCGGGGTGCTGCTGCTCGTCATTGGCGGCATGGCCGGATGGTTTTTGAGAAAAGCTGTGGAGCGGCTGACACACAAGGCCGAAGTACAGACAGCAAGCGAGAAGGAATTGATTCGGCTGAAGGAAGACAAAGAGGCGTTTGACGTGCTGATGGGCTACAACATCGACATGGCCTATGGCATTGACAAGAAGGAGTAAGGCATGGGGCAGAACAGTAAAACCAGAGCGTGGGAGCTTTATGAAAAGGGGCGGCAATACAACAACAGTCTGGTGCCGAACCAGTACCGGCTGGTGAATACGAATATTGAGTTCTTCGCGGGGAATCAGTGGATCAACGTGCCGATGACGCCCGCGATGTCGCGACTGCCGAAGCCGGTGTTCAACATCATCAAGCGCGTGGCGAGTCTGTTTGTGGCGAGCTTGACGTCCTCCGGCACGACGATCCACTTTGAACCGCTCTCCTATTACGACGGCGAGAATCAGAAAGACCCCGAGAACAACGCGGCGGAATACGCTACGGCAGAGGTCGAGAATCTGCTGGAAAAGTTCAAGTTCGAATACAAGATCCGGGAGGCCCTGTTCGATGGGGCACAGACCGGAGACTACGCGGCGCATTTCTGGTGGGACGCGGATGCGCTGCCGTATGGCGGCGCGTTCGGTGCGCACCGGGGCGAAATTCAGATGGAGCTTGTCGACGGGATCAACATCATGTTTGGCAATCCGAACGATTCCCGCGTGGAGACACAGCCCTATATCCTTGTCATTGGCAGAGATACCGTTGAAAATCTCCGGGCCGAGGCCAAACGGCACAAGGCCAAGGACGCGGACGGCGCGTTTCAGCCGGACGCGGAGTACAACGAACAGGCAGGCTCCGGCGGCAAGGTGGAGATCACGTCCGACGACGGGACGGGCAAGGCCCTCTATGTATATCTCTACACAAAGGTGATGACGGAAGAGCCGGTGATGGATGAGAACACCGGCGAGGCAATGCAGGAGCCGGTCGTGGACAAGGACGGGAATCCGGAGTTCCAGAGAGACGGAAAAGGAAACCTCATTCTCGGAGAGGACATGCAGCCGATCCCGAAAACCAAGGATATGAAGCGGATGGTGACGACCGTGCATGTGACGAAGGCGACGCGCACGGCGGTCATCTTTGAGGATGTGGACACTGGGTTGGCGAGATACCCCATTGCATGGGCGAACTGGGAGAAACAGAAGAACCAGTATCACGGGAGGGCGCTGACCACGGGCCTGATCCCAAACCAGATCTTCATCAATTCCATGTTCGCAATGGCGATGCGGCACTTGCAGCTGTTGGGATTCCCGAAGACGGTTTACAACGCGGATCTGATCGGGAACTGGTCGAATGAGATCGGACAGGCCATCGGCGTCAGAGGCTTGCAGCCGGGGCAGAGCATTTCACAGGTCGCTTATAACCTTCAGCCCGCGGATATGTCCAATCAGATCCTGACGGTCATTGACCGGGCGATTTCTTACACAAAGGACTGCATGGGCGCGACGGATGCGCAGCTTGGCAACGTGAAGCCGGACAACACGTCTGCGCTCATGGTTTTGCAGAGCAACGCGGAGGTGCCGCTGGAGAACATCCGGGCAGGGCTGCATGAATGGGTCGAGGACATCGGGGCGATTTTGCTGGATATGATGGGTACCTATTACGGGAAACGGCCCATCGTGAAGGATCGCATGATGGACGAGCCAGTGATCGGCACGGACGGAAACCCGGCGATTGACCCCAACACCGGCATGATGCAGATGCAGAGCGTGTCCAGAAGAGTTGTGGAAGATTTTGATTTTGCACAGTTCAAGCACCTCTGGCTCAACATCCGGGCAGACGTGGGGGCGACCTCGTATTATTCCGAGATCGCGATGACGCAGACGCTCGACAACCTGAGATCGGCCGGCGTGCTGGATGTGATCCAATACCTTGAGAGAGTGCCGGACAAGCTCATCCCCAAGAAGGGCGAGCTGATCGACGAGCTGAAAAAGGCAGCCAATCAGCCGCAGCAGACAGCTGGCGCGGAGATGCCGCTGCAAGGCGGGCCGCTGAGCGAGGACAAGGCTGTGAGCAGCCTCCCGGCGTCGGTACAGCAGCGGTACAGCACCTTGCCGAATGAGGCGAAACGGGCGCTGAGAAACGCCCAGAGCATGTAAATGACACACTACCATGTGCCAAAATAAATGAATCTGCCTACCCGCAGAAAGGAGAAACAGTATGGACGAACAAAACATGGCCGCGATCCCGGAGGAAGAGGACGTGATGATGCCGGACGGCTACGGCACCGGAGACGACTTCTTCGCGGACGAATGGACGGGGCAGGATGCGGACGCGCAGCCGGAACCCGAACAGGAGGCCGAACCGGAGAAACCAAAAGAGGATGCTCCTACCACTGAGCAGCCCGAGGAAAACCATGAGGCGCAGGAACCCGAGGCGGAAACGCCGGAGGATGCGCCGCGCAGACTTCGCTTCAAGGCCCGCGTCGACCGCGAGGACATGGACGTGGACATTGGCGAGGACGAGGTGCCGGCCCTCTATCAGCTGGCAAAGGCCGGGGAACGCTGGAAGGCCAAGAACGACACGATGCGCCAACAGGTGGAGCATTATGAGCAGATGGCAAAAGGCATGGGATATGCGACGGTGGACGAGATGATCCAGAAGACCGCCGAGGGCTACAAGGCCGCAAAGGTGCAGGAACTGATGGAGCAGGGCACACCGCAGACCATCGCCGAGGACTATGTGGACAGGATGATGCAGCGCGAGGCGGCAAAGGCTCCCGACCCGGAGCCGGAGGAACCCACGCCGGAGGCCCATGAACGCAACATTCAGGCGGAGGCGCAGGAGCTGATTGTGGCCCGTCCTGACCTGAAAACCAGACAGCTGCCGATGGAAGTCGTGGAGGCATGGCGGAACGGGGAGAATCTCCTGAACGCCTACAACCGGTATGAGGCCCGGCAGAAGGAAGCCGAAAATCAGAAACTCAAGAAAGAAAACAACATCTTAAAACAAAATGCGGCTGCGGCGGCAAAAGCACCCGTCAAGGGCGTCACAGGTGGCGCGCCGACGGACACGGAGCCGGAAGATCCCTTCCTGAAAGGGTTTGATTCCGACCCGTGGTAACTTTGCGCCGCGCCATGAATAGAAAGGATTGATATTATGGCAGGCGGAAAAAACCTTGCAACCAAGTACAGCAACAAAGTGGATGAAAGATTCACCAAGCAGTCTCAGGCCATGATGGCCCTGAACAACGACTATGAGTTTACCGGCGTAGAGACCGTCAAGGTCTACTCCATCCCGGTCGTCCCGCTGAAGGACTACTCCAGAAGCGGCTCGAACCGCTACGGCACGCCGGACGACCTTCAGAGAAACGTGCAGACGATGACGGTCAAGAAAGACCGCGCGTTCACGTTTATCATCGACAAGGGCGACAAGCTCCAGAGCCAGATGGTCATGGACTCCGGCAAGGCTCTTTCGAGACAGACCAACGAGGTCATGATCCCCGAGTTTGATGCGTATTGCTTCAAGACCCTCGCAGACGCGGCTACCGATGCGGGCAACAGCGATTCGACTGCGCCGACCAAGAGCAACGCCTATGAGCTGTTCCTGAAGGGCATGGAATCGCTTGGCGACAACAACGTCCCGGATCAGGGCCGTGTGGCGTTCTGCTCCTATGCGTTCGCCAACCTCCTGAAGCAGGACAGCGCGTTCATGAAGTACGGCAACACTTCGCAGGAGATGCTCATCAAGGGCGTCATCGGCGAAGTGGACGGCGCGAAGATCGTGAAAGTCCCGTCGTCCCGTCTTCCGGCGGGCTGCGCGTTCATTCTCTGCCACCCGCTGGCAGCGACCGCGCCGAAGCAGCTCGAAGAGTTCAAGACCCACGACAACCCTCCCGGAATCTCCGGCTGGCTGTGCGAGGGCCGTTTCATCTATGACTGCTTCGTTCTCGACGAGAAGGTCGGCGGCATCTACTATCAGGGCGGCGGCAAGCTGAAGAAGCTGACCGTGCAGTCCGTCGGCACGGCGACCGGCAAGAGCACCATTTCCCTGATCCCGGGCCAGCATGACAGCAACGGCAAGAAGTGGTATTACAACACTGCCGCGACGAAGGGTGCGCTGCTTGGCGCGACGCAGGGCACGGCGATCACGAAAGCCTCCTGGACGGAGCTGACGGCGGCGACGCTGGAGATCAGCGTGACGTCCGGCCACAAGTTCATCGAGATCGTGGAGGTCGACAGCGCGGACAAGCCGCTGGCGCACACGATCACGAAGCTCAACGCAGGCTGATTTATTTGAAAAATCCCCCGGTTTCAAGCCGGGGGATTTCCCTTTAAGGAGGGCTTATGACTTACGGACAATTAAAAGCTGATGTTCTCCGGCTCATCCATCAGTATTCCATTGCCGGGAACAAGGTAGCGACGACATATAACAACCAACAGGATTATCTCAACCGCATCCCCTCGCTGGCGAATGATGCGCTGGTGTATCTGGCGACGACCGCGCGGCGGCTCCGGGAGGTGGCGGATCTGTCAGACCCGGTCGAGATGGGGAATTGGCTTGTATATACGCTGCCGGGCGATTTCTGGCAGTTGTGCCCGTCCGGGATCATCTATGTGGACAACCACGGAAACGTCTCCCGGACGAGCCGCTATAAGCTCATGGGCGAGAACAAGATCGCCGTGCCGAAGCCACAGCGGGAGATCAAGGCGGAGTATTTCCGCTATCCTGTGCTGCTCAGGAGCGTACCGGAGGATTCGGATTTCATCGACTGCCCGATGGAGGCGCAGAGCGCACTTTCGTTTTACATTGCGTCCCATTTGGAGATCTTCGACGATCCGTACATTCAGGCGACATTTTACAATGAATTTGAGAATAAACTGTCAAGATTGGGAGAGATCCCGGCGGCGACGGTCGGCATCGTTTCGGATGAATATGCGGATTGGGGTGGCTGGTGATGTATCTATCCAATCGAAACCCATATCTCAGCACGAGCAATCTGCCAAGCGCGAAAACAGAGTATTCCATTGACTACGACAAGCTCGACGGGGGCTTGAATTTATGGGACTTGGACTACCGGATGGGGCGGAATGAGAGCCCGGAGATGGAGAACCTGTGGTGGCGCGACGGCGTGCTGTGCTGCCGGGACGGGCAGAACGCCTGCGACGGTGTGGATGAGGACGGCAAGAAGGCCGGGCCGGGCGTGGGCTATGCGGCAAGCAATGGACAGTTCCACGGGATGGAGTTCTTCCACATCGGGGCGTGCATCTACTACGGAGATCCCTCCCAGGAGGACATGACGCTCGTGAAGCTCTGCGAGGGGATTCCGGAGGTGCGGGGGACGTTCTTCCAGTACGACGGGGCGCTCTATTACAAGACAAAGGGCTGCTTCAAGAAGATCACGAATGGCGAGACGTTCGAGGCGGCGGATGTGGCGGGCTATGTACCCGTTATTGTGCTCAATGCCGATCCAGCGACAGGTTCTGGAGATCTCTATCAGCCGGAAAACCGGCTGGCCGACGGGAAGACCGTGTGGTACAACGCGAAGGAAGGTGTGAAGGAATACCATCTGCCGGTGCAGGATGTGGCGGCGGTGACGAAGGTCGAAGTGGACGGTGCGGAAAAGACCGTGGAGACGGATTATACGGTCGATCTGGAAAAGGGCGCGGTGACATTCACGTCGGCCCCGCCGGTGACGAACCCGCCGACGAACAACACGGTAAAAATCACCTACACGAAGGAGAACACGGCGGCGAAGAAGGCCGTGATGGACTGTCGCTACGCGGCGGTGTATGGCGGCGGGAACTCTGTGGTGCTGGTGCTGGCCGGATCGGAGGAACAGCCGAACGCCTATTTCTGGAACGGGAATCATACCGTGATGGACGCGGCGTATTTCCCAATCTCGCAGTACAACCTCGCGGGCGACCGGGCCGAGGCCGTGACAGGATTCGGCGTGCAGTCCGGTTTCCTGATGATCTTCAAGGAACATTCGGTCGGACGGGCGGAGCTGTCCACAAGCGAGATCGACGGGCGGGCCTATCTGACGCTGAACTACACGAACGTGAACAGCGAGACGGGCTGTGATCTGCCGTGGACGATCCGACTGGTGGAGAACAATCTGGTGTTCTGCAACCGGGAACAGGGCGTCCACATTGTGAAGAGCACGACGCCAGCACTGGAGAACAATATTGAGTCGATCAGCCGGAACGTGAACGGGACGGCGGAGCGGCGCGGGTTGCTCTACGATGTGCGCAAAGCGGGCGATGTGTGTGCGTGCGACGACGGGGACCGGTACTGGCTGGCGGCGAATGGGCATGTGTATGTGTGGGACTATGTGCTGTCGTCGGCGAGCAAGCCGAGCTGGTTCTACTTCACAAATATTAGGGCGGCGGCGTTCTTCCTCGCGGACGAGACGGTGCATCATCTCAGCCCTTCGGGCCGCGTGACGCGGATGGAACGGACGTATGCCGACTTCAACGGACCAATCGACAAGGTATATCGGTTCGCGACGCAGCATTTCGGCAGCTATGACCGGCTGAAGGATGTGCGGCGGGTGGTATTTCAGACGCGGTCGGACACGGACACGAAGATCCGCATCACGTACAAGAGCGACTATGAGACGCGGCGGGATCTGACGGACATTGAGAGCTTCAGCTGGCGGCTGTGCCCGCGCGACCTGACGCACCGATATCTGGGCGTGCCGCAGTTTGCGCTCGCTGCGGTACGGAAGCCGGGCTGCCGCCATGTGCGGCATTTCACGATGACGCTGGAGAACCATGAGGCGTTCCGCGATATGTCGCTCGTGGGGGCGCAGATCTACTACAACTATCAGGGGAGGGACAGATGATGGGCTATCTGGAAAAGCTCGAATTTTCGAAGGACTGGACGAAGGCGGAGGATTTCCCGACGTATGAGCCGGACGAGAGCCAGGTGCGGGCAGACTTGCAGCTGCTGCACAACGAGGCAAAGGCGGCCATCAATGCGTTGGTGGAGAAGCTGGAATCGAGCGAGTTTGCTTCGCATCTGGCGGTGAGCACGGAGGGCATGACGGCGACAAATCTGGCGGCGGCGCTGGCGGAGATTTTGGCGACGGCGAAGGCCGCGCAGGCCGGTACGATCGTGGATGGGACGGTGACGGAGGCGAAGCTGGCCGCGGCGCTGGTGCAGAAGATCAACAGCATCGACGTGACCTATTCCATGAATGCGCCGACGGCCAATGAGACGCCGGAGACGGGGTATCAGCTGGGCAAGCTGTGGCTGAAGCCGGAGTTTTCCATTGCAAATCTCGCCTCGGACTATGCGCTTGCGTCCGGCGCGGACTGGACGGGCGAGAACGTGACGAAGGAGGCAAGCGGCGGGAAGCTGGTCTTTTCGGGCACGGGCGACAGCCAGTATGGCACGGCAAAGGCGGAATTCACCGTTCCGGCGGGGCACACGGTGCGTGTGTGGCTGACGGCAGAGGAAACGGCGGGACAGTTCGCGTCGCTGAAGGCGTATCTCGGAACAACGGAATATACGCTGACGAGCGGAACGCAGCTCGTGCAGGATGTGACGGCGGGCGAGGACGGAAAAGTCGCCATTCAGGTGAAGGCCGACTGGTCGAACACGGTGACGGCGGCGGGCGGCAAGTTCACGATCACGGCGTTCACGGCGGTGGACAAGGCGGCATCGATGCTGCCGGGGTGCACCGCACTGACGGATGGGAATCTCGACGCGCTGGTTGCAGCGAAGGCACCGTTCGCCGAGGCGAAGACGCGGCGCGAACTCTATGGCCAGCAGACGGCAGGCGTCTGGAAGCGGCTGGTGCCGGATGAGGACCAGACGAGCGACGAGCTGACGGTGACGGACCCGGTGGCCGGTCTGGCCGGGGTACAGACCGGGGCGACGCTGAGCGAGGTGCTCGTTGCGATGCGCAACAGCATCGGGCGCATTGAGGATGCGATCAACGGTGCGCCGGGCGGCTATGTGTGGAACAAGTATGCCTATGAGCAGAAGGAGACTTCTGCGGTGATCTCCACTGGAGAAAGCGACATCAGCTACCCGCCGTCTGGATATTTTTTGTTTACGGTGGCAAACAGCGTGGCGATGAATCCGACGACGGGTGAAATTACGCTGGTGAATCCCACAGAGGACGGCCGGCATCCGACCGTGGGCGAGTATTTCACCTGTAAGATCTGGAAGTATTGGAATGGGGATTTTTCGTATCAGAGCGTATCGGGCGTTTATCACTGGAATGCAGACACGCAGATCGTCCGCGAGCAGACCGGATATGCCAATGGAAAAGGCATCTATGAACTGATCCTCCGGGGAGGGACGAAGGTGATCGGGAGCTTGGAGTTTCAGGGCATTGTGACGAGTCAGGCACAGGACGCCTATCCGGCGGACGGATGGGTTGAGAATGTGAAATATGTGTCCGCGCCGAAGAGCCAGCTGTCATCCGTCGGCAAATGCGCGACGGGGAGCTATGTGGGGACGGGGCTTTATGGGGCATCGTCGCCGAATGCGCTGGAATTTACGTTTGTGCCGAAGACAGTGGAAATCCTGGGATATTCGTATGAATATGAGGGGAAGACACGGTTCAAGCTTGCGTATCAGAACAGTTATTCATATCCGCTGCTGATTGGAGAGCGGCTCGGGACGGAGTATGCCGAGGGAACTGGATTTTACGATGGGGCGGGTCTTTCCGGCGTGTATTCGAACCTCGGATATGCGAAGAAGAGCGCTGACGGAAAGACGGTGTACTGGTACACGAACGACGCGGGCACGCAGTTCAATCAGAGCGGATATACCTATTATTACCGGGCGTTGGGGTGATGAGATGAAGACATTGAGATTTTTGATCCGGGACAAGCATATCACGCGGCAGGACGGGAACGCGGTGGTGGCCGGGGCGGTGAACCACTACGAGCTGGAATGTTTGTTTGACGAGGACTGGGACGGGCTGACGAAAACTGTTGTGCTGGAAAACGGGGACGTGAAGGTGGAATTGCTGTACACGGGCGGACTGACGCTGCCGTGGGAGGTCTGTAAAGAGGGCGGATTGCTGCTGTCGGTACGCGGGACAAAGACGCTCGGCGACGGGCGGACGCAGGTGGTACGGACGGCACGGATGGCGAAGCCGATCCCGGTCGAGCCGGGCGGAAGCGAGGATGGAGAGGCCCCGTCCGGCTTTACGCCCGAGCTGGCGGAACAGGTGCTGGCTGTCTTGGGAGATCTTGCGGCGCTTCTGACAAAGAACAAGAACACGATGGTCGCGGCGATCAACGAGATCTATCAGGAGGCCGGGATCGAGAGCATCCGTTTCAAGGAGACGGACAGCGAGGGAAACAACGTCTACACCGTGAACCTATCCCGCGGGGAAAGCTATGAGATCAAGGCTCCCATAGGCAAGACCGGGCCGCAGGGCGCACAGGGAATCAAAGGCGAAACCGGCCAGAAAGGCGATAAAGGCGAAAAGGGCGAGAAGGGCGAGAAGGGCGACCGAGGGGAGAAGGGAGACACTGGCGCAACGGGCGCAAAGGGCGACAAAGGCGACCCCGGCGCGACCGGCCCGCAGGGCATCACGCCCACCATCGGGGAGAATGAGAACTGGTATCTCGGAAATGTTGACACTGGGAAGCCATCCCGAGGCCGTCAAGGAGAGAAAGGCGAGAAAGGCGAGACCGGGGCCAAGGGCGAAACTGGCGCGACGGGCGCGACAGGCCCACAGGGCGAGACGGGGCCGAGAGGGCCGCAGGGCTTGCAGGGCGTTCAGGGCGAACCCGGAAAGGGATTGACCATCTCGGGCTACTACGCAACGGCACAGGCACTGGCCGCTGCGGTGACGAATCCAACGGCTGGCGACGCTTACGGCGTGGGCACGGCGGAGCCGTATGACATTTACATCTACGACGGCGTGACCTCTGCGTGGGTCAACAACGGCCCCTTGCAGGGCGCGAAGGGTGAGAAGGGCGACAAGGGCGACAAGGGCGACACAGGCGCACAGGGAGAACCGGGCAAAGACGGCAGCCCCGGCGCAGCCGGTGCACCCGGCGCACCCGGCGCGGACGGCGTCACCCCGACGATTGGAGCGAACGGCAACTGGTTCTTGGGCAGCACTGATACTGGGAAACCCTCCCGAGGGGTGAAGGGCGAACAGGGCGTTCAGGGCGAACAGGGGCCGCAGGGCGAACCAGGCGCGAAAGGTGAAACAGGCGCGGCAGGCGCGACCGGCCCGGAGGGGCCGCAGGGGCCAAAGGGCGAACCTGGCGTGAAAGGCGACCCCGGCGAGACCGGCCCGCAAGGCCCCGCCGGTCATACGCCGGTCAAGGGGATGGATTACTGGACGGCGGCAGATCAGACGAGCATGGTCAATGACGTGCTGGCGGCGCTGCCGACGTGGAGCGGAGGTGCGTACTGATGGCGTATGACAAGGTCGTTGATTCGGCGTCGCTGGATTCGAAGCTGACGCAGGTCGCGGACGCGATCCGGACAAAGGGCAACACCAGCGCCGGTCTGCAATTCCCATCCGGTTTTATCTCCGCCATTCAGGCCATTCAGACCGGCACAGAACTGCAAATCATCGTGTCTGTGACATCTGGTGCAACTGTCACTGCTACAAAAGGTAGCAAGGTCGTGAGCGGCACATCCGTTGACGGAACGTGTACGCTTGTGGTGCCGGAAGAAGGAGAATGGACGGTTAGTGCAACATTAGGTGGGGAAACAAGTAGAAGCAATATTGTGAACGTTACATCTTCATATGACACAACATTGGTGTTTATATCTCCCATACTGAATGATAATTCATGGGAAACTATTCGTGGAATTTCTGATGCTGGAACAGGTGAAAACTTTTGGAGCATCGGCGACCGAAAGGCGGTCACGCTCAACGGCACGGTTGGTGCGCTGACGCTCTCGAATTACACAACATACGCATTTATCATTGGATTCAATCACAATTCCAGCGTCGAGGGCGCAAACCGCATTCATTTCCAGTTAGGAAAAACGGCGCTGTCTGGAGGCACGGACGTTGCGCTATGCGACAACAGTTACAACCTTATAGGCGGCGGAGTCCGCATGAATACCAGCGACTCAAACTCCGGCGGTTGGGAGTCGTCATTTATGCGCAAGTACATCTGCGGTACGAGCATGATAAGCTATTCCAATACAATCATTGCGGTTATTCCAGAAGCACTCCGTACAGTACTCAAATATGTCACAAAGTATACAAATAATACAGGTAGATTACAACCCGGTATGGAAAGTGCTACAGCGACAACAGACTATTTCTTCTTGCTATCTGAATATGAGGTGTTTGGGACATTCAGAGTTGCAAATGTTGGTGAATCCAAAAAACAGGCGCAGTACTCATATTACAGCTCCGGAAACAGCAAGGTCAAATACAATTACAACGCGATAGGCACAGCTGTTACTTGGTGGCTCCGTTCCCCGGTCGAAAGTGATTCCGAACAGTTCGCGACGTGTTACATGAGCGGTGAAGTATCTGGTGATGATGCTAGAAAATCATATGGCTTTGCGCCCGGCTTCTGTGTTTAATCGTGAGGTATCAATATGGACTATATCACATACAGACGATTCAAGGGCAAATCCATCTCTGGTGATGTCAATATCCCATACGGAACGATTTTGCAGGAGCATGAAAAATTCCTCTATCTGGATGGCAAGCCGATCTGCTGCGTGACGAGCGAAAACGGATGGAATCATTTTCGACCACTGACCGATGAGGGCAAATACCGGCAGGATATGCTGGATAAACTCTATCGCTGGTATACAAAGCACGGATGCGGTGAGGATTTCACCGATGAGAACTGGCCGGGACAGGAGAACGGCTACTGGAAGAATCGGCTGCGGACGGCCAGCACCGAGCGATTGGAGAAAATCTATCAAGAGAAATTTGGAGGGACGCCATGTATGCAGTAAAAAAAGAGGGCGCATTTGCCGGGTATGCGGACAGCATCGTATTGATCCGACTGCACGGCAATGGATGCTATGTCCCGTGCAAGGAGGCCGAGGCCGAGGGCTTTTGTGCGAAGATGGCCGTGACGCTGACCGATGAGGACGGTAAGGAGTATCAGGCACTTTCTGATATGGTGTTCCGGATGGCTGGCAAGTTGCTGAAAGGCACAGAACCGGAAGGCAGCTATGAGGAAATGGGCGCGGCATTGCCACTCACAGATGCAGAAACAGCGGCAAAAATCTTACTCGGGGAGGCAGATTGATGAACTACACAGAACGGGCGCGGCAACTTCGACCTTACATTGAGAAAGCTGCGGTCTCGCTGACGGACGCGGACGCGCTGGAATCCGTAGAGCTGTTCCCAGCGTGGGCTGCGGGCGTGGCCTACACCGTGGACGAGCGCATCCAGTATGGAGGGACGCTTTACCGTGTGGTGCAAGCGCACACGTCACAGGCTGACTGGACGCCGGACAAGACACCGGCGCTGTTTGTGACTGTTTCACTGGATGAATGGCCTGAATTCGTACAACCTACTGGTGCGCATGATGCCTACAAAAAGGGCGACAAGGTGACATTTAACGGTAAGCACTATATCAGCCTGATTGACGCGAACGTGTATTCGCCCACAGCATATCCGGCTGGTTGGCAGGAACAGACATAAAAATACCGGGAAAGGAAGTAAGAGATGGACGATGGAATTCAGGCAAAGATCGCCGAAATCGAGGCCCGCAGCAAGAGCAACACGCACCGCATCAACGACCTAGAGGAGGACAACCGGGCGCTGCACACGCTGGCGACGTCGGTTGAGGTGCTGGCAACGAAGCAGGAGACGATTGAGGCCAATATCAGCGAGATCAAGGACGACGTTAAGAGCCTCAAGGCCATTCCGGGCGGGAAATGGGAGGCGCTGGTCAAGGCAGTCCTCACGGCCATTGTGGGGGCGCTGGTCGGCTTTGCGATGGCTCATGCGGGGGTTGTGTGATGGAGACTTCAAAAAAGCTGCTGATTGGCAGCGCGGCGGCAAGCGTCGTTTGCATTATCCTGAATGTGCTCGGCGTACTGAGCGTGGAGGTCACGCTGGCAGTCATCGGATTTGCGACGGCGATTGGGATGTTTTACCTCTGGAAAGCCAAGAACGAGAACCGCAGCAAATACGCAATCAAGTACATCAAGAGCCTGCCGGAAACGTATACGGCAGAGGAAAAGGCACGGTTTTTGGAGATCGTGCTCAAGGATTGAAAGGAGCAAACTATGGACTACACAGAAATCATTTCGGCAGTGATCGCGCTGATCTCGGCGCTGGTATCGGCATTTTTGATACCGTGGATCAAGGAGCGCGTCGGCGCGGACAAGCTCAAAAAGTGGCAGGCGTATGTGGAAATCGCGGTCAAGGCGGCGGAGCAGCTTTACAATGCCAACGAGGGCGCGGAGAAAAAGGCGTATGTGCTGCACTACCTCGCCGAGAGAGGCATCAAGTTTGATTCTGATACCGTGGATAAAATGATCGAATCGGCGGTGTTGACGCTCCACCATGAGCTTTATGGAGGAAACAATGGCACTGAAAATTAACGACACGATCCGGGCAACGAGAGTGGGCGGCAGGCGTCCGCTCTCGGCTATCCGGGCAATCGTGTTCCACTACACTGCAAACACTGGCCAGCATGCAACGGCACTCGGCAATGCCAGGTACTTCGCGAACGGCAGCGAGGGACGCGCCGCTTCGGCGCATTTCGTGGTCGACGAGGGTGATACCGTTTACCAGTGTGTGCCGCTGGACGTGGTCGCATGGGCAGTTGGAGACGGCAGGAGCGGCAAATTCGGCAAGGTGTATAGCAACTACAACACCGTCAGTATCGAGATGGTGAGCCACACGGACGCTTCTGGCAAGTATTACATTCCGGAAGCGACGATGCGCAACGCTGCGCGGCTCTATCAGATGCTGCTGAAGCGGCTGCCGGGCGTGCAGGCCGCAATCCGGCACTATGACATTTCGATGAAGCTGTGTCCGCTGCCGCTGATTGACGAAACGAAGTGGGCGGACTTTAAGAAGCTCTTGGAGGAGGTGGACGAAGTGGTAACAAAGGCAAAGATGATCATTGACGGAAAAGAGATCGAGGTCGAGCGAATCCTCAAGGACGGAACGAATTATATTAAAATTCGCGATATTGCAAAGGCGCTCGATCTGGATGTGTCGAACAAGGGAAACATTCCCATTTTGAGCAAGAAGGGGTGAGAGCATGGCGGTAAGCACGACCGACAAAAACAGGCTCAGTTCTGACCAGCAATCTGCCGTTCAGAACTACACAGACCAATACTACGCTGCAAAGGCCAGAGGCGACACGCAGGGGATGCAGGCGGCGCACGCTGCGGCGGAGAGCGTGCGAAATCAGGCTGGGTATTCCGGCGGCGGGGATGGGAGCGGGAACACTTCCGCCCGCCCTTCGCAGACCTCGCAGCAGGTGCAGAGCTATCTTGACCAGTACCGCGACACGAACGCGAACCGGACGTATGAGTTCGGCGGGACGCAGTATTGGAACAACAACTATAACGCAGAAGACAACCTTCGCTCTCAGGCAAATGCCATACGGCAGCAGATGCTTGAGAACTCGCAGAACTGGCACAAGGCGGGTTCGAAGGAGGATAAGGATTATCTGCATCAGCAGAACCTCGCTCTGAACAATTTGCTAAACCAGTATGCGGGCGGCGTGGAGAGCCGATACGACCCGAAGACCGGCAAGTGGTACACCGAGAACGCCGATCTTGGATATGGCGATATCGCGAACTACGACCGGGCGACCGCCAAGAGACTTTATGGGCTGACGGATCAGCAGATCGACGACTATATCAAGAATACGAACCGATACTACACACTGCGGCAGCAGAACCCGACGACCTATCAGAACTCCGACTATGCGAACAACGGCATCATTCAGGGCAACGCCTTTTCACAGGGCGCGACGCCCGGAAACGGGGTCGGGAACGGCGGCGTTGGGATGGCCGGATATGGGAGCGGAAGCGGTTCTTATTCCTATTCGCCCGGCCAAATTGGGGACGGAAACGGGGGGACATTCAGCCGGAACAGTGACCTGTCTGGGTATCTCGATGCGTGGCGGCAGGCGGCAAATGAGCAAGCGCAAAAACGGATCGACTACGCGGTCAACAAGGGCGTGAATGACCTCCAGCGGGCCGAGGAAGACGCGAAGGTGCAGTTCCAGACGCAGAGGAATCAGGTGGATGCCGACGAGGCGCGAAACCTTGACAACGCAGCACTCTATGCGGAGCTGCGTGGCGACCGGGGCGGCATTGGGCAGCAGCAGTATTCCTCGGTACAGAACAACGCGGCGCAGAACCGGCAGACCGTCAACTCTGCACAGGTGAAGCTTGCGACGGATACGCAGAGACAAATTGCAGACCTCCGGGCACAGGGCGAATTCCAAAAGGCAGACAAGCTCTTGGAGATCTCGCAGAGCTACCTTCAACAGTTGGTATCTCTGGAGCAGTGGGCGGCGGAGTATGACCTTTCGGCGGCGCAGTTCAATGAATCCGTCCGGCAGTGGGAAAAGGAATATCAGTTGTCCGTGGCAAATCTGATGGGAACATACAACGGGCAGCAAACGCTTTCGGCCAGAAATGCACAGGCGTCTGACCTTGCATCCGCTGGAAAGGCGCTGCTGTCTGCCGGAATCTTGCCAAGCTCTGAACAGGCGGAAGCGATGGGCTATACCATCCCGCAGCTGCAACTTATGCTCGCCCAGAATCAGGCCGGACAATCGGCGGGAGCTTCTGGCGGTGGCGCTTATTCCAGTGGGGCATCTGGTAGTTCTCGTGTAGATTCTGGATTTGGGAAAGGAATTGGCCAACTTGCAATCCAAAACACCAAAAAACTGATGACGCAGTATTTGAACCGCGCAGATCTTGCTGGTGCGATTAGGATTTTTAGTGAAATTGCAAGCAGACCGAGTGTTTCTGAATCCGAATATAACGAACTGGTAAAGGTGTTTGAACGGAACGGATTTTCGGTTCCACTCTCCGGGGAGGCCTAACTGATGGGACAAAAGACAAGAAAACAGCTGGAAATTGAAAAGGTGACGAGTGCTCTGTATTCTCAGGGCACTCGTCAAACAGTATCAAGTGAACAGCAGAGAAACACAGCAAAGCAGAGCGCTATTCAAAACTTCACACAGAGTATCAATTCGCAGGCAGATGCGTGGAGTAAAAACCACATTCAGAGCACGCCGAAAAGCAGAGACGTTCGCAGTTATAATCCGTCCGGTACGCCAGCACTGCAAAAACCGAAAACTGAATTCGCGAATGTGGAGACCGTAAACGTCACGTCAAGAAAGCCGGGCGAAACGTCCAGAGGCGGCAAGAGCTGGAAAGAACGGCAGGAGCGACTTTCTGGGAAACAGATGGCCTATCAGATGCAGAAGGAGAGCGGAATCTCGCCTGATAGTGAGGCGTCCAAAAAGACGCAGACAAATCCGGAGTGGGAGAATAATCTTATCGCCCAGGCGACAACGCTCCCAAGCGCGCCGGAGCTGACACAAGCTGACGTTGAAAAGGAGCAGAAAAAAAGCAGCAGGATACAGAAGCCGACAGCGGACCATTATGACGCGGAACAAATCCGGCAGTACAAAGAGCAGGAGATCGGGGATTACAAGAAAGTTCTGGATGAACAAAATACACTTGCAGACACGCTATACAAGGAATTTCAGACAGCGGAACAGGCTGTGAAGGATGCGGAAAGTGCATACGAAAAGAATCCAAACGGAGTGACTCGGATGCGATACCTGAAGGCATTTGACACATATCAAAAGGCCAGGGAACCGCTGAGCACTGCAGTAAAACGCTCTGAAGAACTGGCAAATGAAGTGAACACCATGATCGGCTCCTACCAGAACCAGTACGACGACAATACCCGGTATGCCGGGAAGGACTACGCCGGGATGCAGGCGTACATCACGGAGTTGGCGGATCAGCTTGACCAGACCGGAGCAAAGGAGAAGAACGCGGAGACCGGACAGAATCTGAGAGAACAGTATCAGGAAGAGATCGACAGGGCGACGAATTACTCCTACTCCATGATGGACATGGAGCAGCTTCAGGCAGAGTATGACCGGCTGAACCGGCAGAGAGAAGAACTTTACAAGCCGGTTGGCCCACAGTACCGCTATCAGGCGACCGGCGCAGACCGGCAGGCGGCGGAGGACAGAAAGGCGGAGCAGGAGAAGACCGGAGAAAAGATGCGCCTTGTGCAGAAGGCGATGAATGCGCGAGAGGCGGATGATGCGAAAGCGGCCTATGAATCCTACGCCGCGGGCAACGCCGAGAAACCCACGGTTGATCTTGCCGGGCAGAATCTCATCGACGTCTTTGAAGAGATGGTGAACGGCAGGAAGGGCTATAAAACTGCCGGGGAGACGACGGAGATCGCGCTGCGGGATCAGGTGGAGCGGAACATGAAGCACCTGCCTGAAAATGCGAAGGAGGTCATGCTTCAGTTCTTGGAAGACAAGGACTATGTCTCCGCCGCGAACTACTACAAGGCGTATGAATCCACAATGACGGCGAACTATGCCAATGCGCAGTATGCAGAGCTGAAGGATTGGGCTTCGCAAAATTTCGGCACGGCGCTCGGCGGCAGCCTCGGCGCAGGCGTTGCCGGAGCGGTGACGCCCGCGGGCGCGTGGATCGACAACACGTTCAACGCCATCAACAACAAGCTCGTCGATGTGACCGGTGAAGGGACATACCGGTTTTCGGACGTCAACAGCGACATGTATCGCGGGGCCAGAACGGCGGCTGCGCTTCAGGAAGGCGTGCAGGCGTACAATGCGACGACCGGGAAATGGGAGGATGCGCTGAATCTGGCATCCGGTGCGCTGACATCTTCGGTGCAGAATGTGGTACAGTTCGCGCTTTTCGGTTCGGCCAGCCTCCCGTTTATGGCGGCGAGCGCGGCGGGACAGAGCGCGTATCAGGGCTTGAAGTCCGGCCTTTCTGAGGAACAGGCCGCTGTGACAAGTACCGTTTCCGGTTTGATCGAGTACATGACCGAGAAACTTCCGCTGGAGCATTTGCTGGACAAGATCAACACCATCGGAGAAGGCGGCGTTGTGACGGTAAAGCAGATCGCGGAGATGATCCGGAAACAGGGCTTGGAAGAGGCCAGCGAGGAAGTTGTGGGCAATATTGCGGACAATCTCTTCGACATGTGGTATAATGGGGATAACTCCGAGTTCCGGCAGTATTCCGCACAGCTCCAGCGAGAGGGCATGAGCAAGGCCGAGGCCGATATGGAGGCGTTCGGCAAGTTCTTTGTCGGAGATTCCATCGAAGCGGCTGCGGCGGCGTATCTTTCGACGTTCCTGCTCATCGGCGGGAATGTGGCCTCTGCCAACATGCAGGCGGCGCAGTACGGCAAGGAGATGAAGGCCGGGGAGGCGTTCAAGGGAACGCAATACAGTGTCGATGAGATGAACACCGTCCTTCTATCACAGCAGATCCCCGGAGAATATGAGGGCGGGAGATATGCGGCGGAGCAGCTGAAAAATCAGGTGCTGGAAGGGAAACAGCTGAGTAACCGTATGCTTGGCTTTGCGGCGCTGACGAACAACCAGGTCATCAAGGATGCCTCGAAGTATTTAAACCAAGCCCTTGAGATGGGGCCGGAGACGCAGAGCTTCAAGATGGCGGCGGCAATGGTCGGGCAGTATGACGTCGGCTCTCAGCTGCCGAGCAAGGAGTTTGTGGAATCCTTGAAAAGCCAGATCGAGGCGGACAGGGAAGCCGCGAAGCAGCCGAAAACAAAGGTGAAATCTGCGCAGACCACGACCGGCGAAACGCTGAGCCACTATCAGACTGTTTTTGCAGAAAATGGCGTTGGCATCAGGGACGCGAAAAACCGCACCGAGGTCATGAACAAATTGATCCTCGGCCAGAGCGTGAGCGACGCGGAACTCCGGAAACTCCACATGGGCGCGAAGCTGACGAAGCAGATGCTCTATGAACTGACCGGCGTAGAGATCCCGGAGGGCGTTGTCAAAGAGAAAGACCTGATGCAATACTACCGGAGCGCCAGAGACGGCTTTGAGGCGAAGATCAAGGCCGAGGCACAGGAACGCACCGCGCAGGACGCACAGGCCGCAGCGGAGCAGCAGAGGGCCTTTGAGGCGGAGCAAATGCGGCAGATGGATATTGCAGACCGCGTGGTTGAAGCGACCAAGAGCGACGTTGACGAGCGGTTGCAGTATTTCATGGAGCATGGTAAACTGAAGGAAACGGAGAAAGGAGCGACCGAGAATGAGCAAACCGGAGAAGCGGTACTTCGTGGAGCTGGAGGACGGGTCGATGGCCAGTCTGACGGAGGCACAGATGCAGCGGCGGCAGGAAATGCTGAAGCTGACGCCGGAGGAACGGAAGGCCAGAATCGAAGCGGCGATGCAGGAGTATCGGAAGAAGTTCGGGTAAGAGGACGCGGAAACGCCGTCAGCAGCCGGGACTTTGGACTGAAGAACGCCACGACGCTGAAAACGGCCCGCGAGGTCCTGCAAGAGGACGAGACGGAGCCGATGCGGAAGTTCCGCGAGGATGTAAAGGCCAGGTATGGCTACGATGTGGTCTATACGGATGGTGACTTTGTGCAGCGGCAGGACGGCCGGGACGTCATTGTCAGAGGCCTGTTCGACCAGGAATCGAAGCGGCTGTTTGTGAACGCGAACTATTTCCGGCTGAGCTACGACCAGATCGGCAACCATGAGGTGTTCCACATTGAAGTCGCCAACGGGGATGTTGACCTTCAAGCGATGGCCGAGGCGTTCAACGAGGCAACCGGGAACAAGGAGATCCTGGACAGTCTGGTGAACCAGTACATGGAAAAGCTGGCACTGGATGATTATAATTCTGCGCTGGAAGAAGTCTTTGCGGATATGAACGGCAAGTTCAACGGCATCCGCAGCGTCAATGTGACGGCCTATCAGGATATTTTCGAGCAAATAAAAGCAGCATCACCGAAAAATGGTGAGGCTGCTTCTTCTATGCCGAAAAATTCCGTGGAGGCCACCGAGGATGGCCGGGCGGTTGCCGTTGTGGACAGTGATATTCTGCAAGGCCTTGACACGTCAACATGGGACAACCAGAAGAAAGCCGAGGCCAAGAGAGCGGCCAAGACTGCGCTCCTGCAATTCAAAGACGGAGTTCAGGTGAACGACATTACCTATAAAGTGAACCGGACTACGCGCAGAGAATATACCAGATCTGAAGACACAGAGCGATTGTTCAGACGAAACCCGGAACACTTTGCAGACAAAATGCGGATGGCAGATATTGCGGATGACGTTATTGTTGCAACTACGTCTTGGGCGAACGACGGGAAATTGAAGCATCCGAGAACGGATAATTTCGTAGATTTCGCACATGGCGATGTTTTGATTCAAGCAGGTGGCAACAAATATGACGCAAGAGCAGTTGTTGGCATTACCTCTGAGGGAGAATATGTCTTCTACGATGTGGTCGATATGTCGCCCGCAGACTTCAAAATAAAAGAGGAACCTTCCACCACCGCCGCAGGCAGAAATGCCACAAGCGATATAAAGGAAGGTTCCTCTGTGCAAGTCACAGATACCAACTCTTTCGTTTCATCCCTTGTGAATGAAACGCGGTCGGATAATGGTGACTTGCGTGATTCAAGGGTAGCACGGAACGCTGAATCTGTCAAGCAGAAAAATTCGGAGGTTGTGGACGAATCTGACAGAAAGGCGGCACAGTTCGCGATCATCCGAGACAGCAATGCGGCGGATGACGGCTACCACACATGGATTCGTAGTGCAGCGGAAATCAAAACGTTGTCTGAGACACTTGCTGACCCAGAGTGGGCGGAATACGACGAGTATGACCCGGACTATACGCGGCAGATGGCGGAAGATGCTGTTCGCACAGGAAAGATCACGGTATACAGTTCCTATAAAATCGGAAACGGCGTGTTTGTCACTCCATCCAGAATGGAGGCAGAGAGCTATTCCGGGAAAGGGAAAGTGTATTCCAAAACCGTGAACGTGGCGGATGTCGCGTGGATCGACCCGACGCAGGGGCAGTATGCGCCGACGAACACCACGGATATTCGGTACAGTCAAGAAACAGACGAAGAATACCGCAGACTGGCGGAGAATCCGCGTGAGAACCATGCGGCGCTTCAGAAGATGGTGGACGCGGCGGCAAGCGAGGCCGGGTACACGAAGAAAGCCTACCACGGGACGGACGGCGACTTCTGGACGTTCAGCCTTCGAAATCGAGGCAAGAACGGCGAAATGCTCGGCGTGGGGTATTACTTTGCGGAGCATGAAGCGGACGCTGCAAACTATGCCCGGGGCGGCGGAAAGGTGCTTCCGGTCTATCTCGACATTCAAAATCCTGTGAGTACCACAAAACTGACGATCACGCCGGAGCAGTGGGGCGCGTTCCTCGATTATGCACAGGCGCACAGAGATGAGTACATTGACGGCGCGTGGAAGGGCAACAGCATCAAGAAGGACTTCGAGCTGCGCTACATGAACGACTACGACAGCGACACGGATTTAATCGCCGGATTCATCAATGCGACGGCTGGGCGAAATTCTGAGGTTGCCGAGGCGTATCTGCAAATGCTCAAGGACAGCACCGGAATTGATGGTGTGGTTCAGGGCGAGGGCGAAGGAAAGGTCTATGTGGCCTTCACGCCGGAGCAGATCAAGAGCGCGGAGATAGTGACGCGGAACGACAGCGGAGACGTGATCCCGTTGAGTGAGCGGTTCAATGCCTCGAAGGGTGATATTCGGTATAGCTTTGCATCCGTCGAGGACAATCAGGTAATACGAAAAGCGGAACAGATGGAATCTGATGGGAAAACACCGGAGGAAATCTGGAGGGCGCTTGGCGTTGCCCGAACCATGGACGGAAAGGGCTGGCGGTATGAAATCGATGACAGTACGGTAAAGCTGAAGAACGAAATGCTATATGATTACCAAGCGGAACTGCGAGATCAAAACCGTGCATGGGAAAAACTGACCGACCGCGCTTTATCAGACGAGCAAGTGCACGATCTTGCGGACTATATGAAAGGAGCAATAGAAGATCGTCACGATGAGAAACTATATGACAAACTGGAAAACGAATTTGGTGCAGATTTTATAAAATGGGCGGATGCGCTGGAGAATGTAAAGGAAGCAAAAAAGGTCCCCCGGAATGGGGCTTCGTTAGAAGAATTTATTGATGCTGCGGAACTGTTTGCGGCGTATCCACAACTGCGTGATACAAGGCTGGTGTTCCAGAATCTTGACTCCGGAGAAAACGGATATTATGACAGGCAAAGAGATATCATTGTTCTGTCCGAGCGGCTGCGAAGAAAGTCTGAAAGTACGCTTCTGCACGAGATCCAGCACGTCATTCAGGGTATAGACAAGACGCCTGGCGGTGCAAGCCCCGGTTACTGGAAGCGCCGAATGGAGGAAGGCTATTCCAGACGTGAAAACGATGGGCGTATTGCCAAAGCGGAAAAGGAATACCGACGCATTTTTGACAGTGCGCCAGAGGCGTTCAAAAACAAGGTGCGCGAGATCAACCGCGCCAGACTTGCGCAAGACTATGATGCGGCAGAAGCCATTGTAGATGAACTGTATGACAGCGAGTATGCAGAACTGTGGTCTCAGCTGGACATGGCTGACTTTGAGCGCCGGAGCGAACGCGGGGATGAACTGCTGCCCTCTGACCTTTACCGCAATACGGCAGGCGAGATCGAAGCGCGGGACACGGCGGCGCGGCGCGGTCTGACAGCGGAGGAACGGCGGAATCTTATGCCGAAAACTGCCGACGAGAACACGGTGTTTGTGGAACAACGGTATTCCATTGACAGCGATATGACCGAGGACGAGCGGTATCGGGAGCTTCGCGGAAAGACTGTGGCCGTTACGCCGGAGGCGAAGTACACTGACGAACAGCTCGCGAGCATCCATACGCTGGAACAGCTCAACGCGAAGGCCAAGAGCAAGGCCGAGAAGGTCATCCGACCGCTGGCGGAAAGTCTTGGAATTTTGAATCGGTCGATGAAAACGCCGGATGTGGAGATCGATTTTACGTTCTCCAAGAACAAGGGGCTGCGCGAGAGTATGAGCAAGCAGCTCCGCTATGGCGGAACGTATGCGGACTTTGCAAAGGCACTGGTCAATCTGGATGGTATTCTCGAGAACGCAGTGCTCATTGAGCAGCATAAAGACAAGTATGCTGGGACTACGCGGGCAAACAATCAACTGAAATCGGTATCTGTACTTGTCGGCGTATTCCGTGATGGTGATTCGCTCATTCCTACGCAGATAGAAATAAAGGACACCTCCAATGCAGGAGGCATCCTTTATATGACGGTCACTATGACAAAAATAGAAGCCGGCGTCATGGCAGGAGCTAGTGCTCAAAGAAGAACACCCCCCTACGTGGTACCGGCTTCTGAAATAGAGACTGGCGTCCTTGGGAGCGGGGCACAGAAAAACTGGCGCGGTCGCTCCCTGATACCAATCTCTAGCTACAACTTAGCAGAGATTTTCGCCAATGTCAACCCCGCAGACGGTCATTTCCTGAAATATGTGCCGGATGGATTCCTGAACGACGCACAGAAAGCCGCAAAGCAGAGCGCGATCCGGGAGGACGCGAACCGGATTCAGAGTTACCGGCAGAAAAATTCTGTCGACACTGACCTGACGGACGTATGGCGCGAGCAGAACCCCGGACAGACGACGGTCACGCAGGAGGGATTTGACGAAGCGCAAAGAACGCTGCTTGACCGATACCGGAATGACACGGTTCTTAAAACGGCATACGATTCCGTCGGCGCGGCGAAGAACGGCAACGAAACCCAGACAAAGACCTCCAAGGCCAGAACGAACACCTTTGAAAAGCTGTTCTCCGAAGCAGAGAAGAGCATGGACGGCTTGAAGAAGGAAGACATGACCTACGACGTCATCCGGGAGAAAGAGTCTCTGGAAGGCGCTGCGGCCCGTCTGGCACAGGACTTTGACGGCGAAGTGGACGACCTTTTGAAACGCACGGACTGGACAGGCGAAGATCTCGATACGGCGATGGGCGCACTTTCCGTGTTCCGTGAAGAAGCGCAAAAGAACGGCGACTACTCGAAGGTCGTGGAGATGGCGCAGAAGATCCGCGAGAACGCCACGAAGGGCGGTCAGTTTGTACAGGCGTTTGCCAAGTACAACCGGACAACGCCGGAGGGGCTTCTGGTCAAGGCCATTGATGAGGTAGACAAGGCGAAGAACCCTGTCCAGAGAAAGAATGTCAACCCTGTTGTGCAGACCATGATTGACTCGTACACTGAGCAAATTCAAGATCTCCGTGCCGAGCAGAAACAGGCCGTGCAGGACGCGAAACTCGCCGGGCAGATGGGACAGGGCAGAGCGGACGCGGCAGAGCTGCGGAAAATCCGCGAACGGTATGAGAATCAGATCAAGGCGCTCAATGAGCAGCGGGACAAACTCTTGGCCGATGCGGTTCAGGCCGGACGGGAGAGCCAGAAGAAGGCCGACAACGCTGCCATGAAGCGGATCACGGATGCGTATAATAAGCGCATTGACGAGTGGCAGAAGAAGATCGACCTTGCAAAGGCAGCGTATGACGAGATGTTCCAGAAGGGGCAGACGCAGCAGCAACAGACGGACGCAAGAGCGCAGGAGCGGAAGATCCAGAAGTTTGAGGATATGCTTGCGAATCTGCAAGCCGAGCGGGATGAAATCCTGAATGGCGGACTGGATGCGCTCCGGGCGACGAACAAGGGCATTTCCGATGCAAAGGCCAATGAGATCACAAAGAACCTGACGGAAATGGCGGATGCGCTGGATGCGGTCAAGGAGGGCGATGTAGACGCCCTGATCGATGTCATCCAGAGACAGGCCAAGATCCGCAAGACCCCGGTGAGCAAGGCCACGGTGAACAACCTGAAGAAGCAAAACTTCGAATGGCTGTGGAACGCGGCGAGCACGCAATATCTTCAGATTGCAAAGGACTATGTGAAGCCTTCTATGGCACGGCGCGTGGCAACATTCCAGACGATGTCGCATCTGTTCAATATTCGGACTGGCATGAGAAACGTTGTGTCGAACCTCGCGTTCTCTGCGGTCGAGGCGGCGGCAAATGACATCAGCCAGATCCCGGACATGGTGCTCGGAGCCATTACGGGCAAGCGCGGCGTCGGATTCGATCAGGCCGTCTTCTCAAAGGCCAACTGGGAAGGTTTTATGGAGAGATACTCCAAGGTGCAGCCGGAGCTTGCGCTGGACATTGAAACCGGCGAAAACGGGAAGTACGGAACCGGACGAAGGACGAACAAGATGACCGGCAATCTCTTGTCCCGTAATCTGTCCCGTGTGGAGCGTTTGTTAGGATATGAGCTGAATCTGACGGACGAAGTGACAAAGGGTTCGATCCGGGCGGAGACGATTCGGCAGCTTCAGGGATTTGTGGATTCCGGGAAGATGACGATGGAAGAAGCAATTCAGGCGGCGGAGCAGGAGATGCTTTACCGGACGTTCCAGGATGATACGCTTGTCGGGAATGCACTTTCTGTCCTGAAAAAACTTGGAAATACGCTCATCGGCTTTGGAGATTCCGGGCAAACACTCGGAAAGATGAAGGTGCATGAATTCGGCCTCGGCGACTTGCTGACAAAGTATACACAGGTTCCGGGTGCATTGGTGCATCGGTCTATCGAGTTTACTCCGGCTGGGTATGCAAAGGCCATCTATGCGCTGGCAATGGCGCAGAAGAACGGCGGGATCAAAAATATGAGTGCCCTTCAGCAGCGGAATATTGCGCTTGCCATTGGCCGTGCGACGACCGGTTCCGGTTTGATCGCGCTCTTTGCGGCGCTGACAAAGGCCGGGATCATCCTGAACGCGGACGACGAGGACGACCCGGACGCAAAGGCGCTGCGGGCGGCAGGCGGAATCTCCGGGACGCAGATCAATGTGGATGCGCTCGGGAGGCTGATCCGCGGAGAGAGCGCAGATATTCAGGACGGTGATGAACTGTGGGGCATTGAGTTCATGCAGCCGGTCAATGGTTCCATGACCATCGGGGCGCTCTTGAACAACAGCAAGGAGGGACAGAATCTTGCGCAAAGATGGCTGGAAGCAATCCTTCATGGAACGGTACAGTCCATTGATGATCTGAGCGTGATGAATACCCTGCGGACAATCCAGAATGCGATCGATTATTCGCAGGAGGATACGCTTGTTGGGCAAGCATGGGATGTAGTCATTGAACTGGCGAAAAGCAGCGCGACAGGCTTCATCCCATCCCCGGTTCGTCAATTCGCGCAAGGGATGGACGCCTATTACCGGGACGCCTACGGTTCGAAGAATCTGCTGACGCAAGGGAAAGAGCAGGCGATGAACGCGATCCCCGGTCTGAGGCAAAAGCTCCCGACGAAGCTGACGAACTTTGGCGAGGACAAGACCTATGGCGGCAGTACCGTCCAGCGATGGATGAACGCCTTCTTCACGCCGGGCAGCGTGCGGACGTATCAGGCGGACGACACGGTGCAGGAGCTTTTAGACCTCTACTATGCCAGCGGGAATGAGAAGATCATTCCGGCCAAGAGTGCGCCTTATAAGATCCAGGTCGGCAATGAACGCTATGCGATGAGCGCCGAAGAACGGAGAGAGTATCAGACCACGATGGGCCAAACGGCCAAATTGTGGATGGAGCAGTTCTTCGATTCTGAGGACTACGCCGACATGACGACCGAGGAACGGGCGGCACAGGTGGAGAAGATCGTGAAGTCTGCGGAAGACGTCGCCAAGAATAAGGTCGCCGGGGCGATGGGTGTTGACAGTGCAAAGGTGTTCGATCAGGGCATTACGGTCGAAACAACCAGACTTGGCCTTGCCGGAGAAAGCGGCGTTTCCCCATCGCTTCCGGATAGCAAGAGCATCGGCGATCCGGACAGAACTGGCTACAAATACGAGCTGACGAATGAGGAACTGAAGCAATGGGAAGACCTCTACAACGGCGCGTATACCAAAGAAGTTGGCGATGTGATCCAGAGCGATGCTTACGCGAAGGCTGATGATGCGGAAAAGGCGGATATGATCCGCGACGCAAAGGAGACGGCCAAGAACGCCGCGAAGGATGAATTCTTGGAGGCCCTTCAGAGCGTTGGCATCCGGGCGGAACTGGATGAGAGCAGCGACTTCTATGAGATCCGAAAGAACGTCACGGAGGGAACGAGCATCGAGAAGACCGTGAAGCGGCTGAAATCTGACGGCGCTTCTGATAATTCGATCTCTTCCGCGATCACGAGTACCATCAAGGACGGGTATCTGAACGGCGACTTCAACGAAAAAACAGCCAACAAAAAACTCGTCCAGTATGGCGCAGCGAAGGACGAGAACGATGCTTACTGGAAGATCCGCGAGTGGGAAGGCGGAGAGGATTATAAGAAGTATGACCGGTTCTACGCTTCCGTAGAGAACGGGAAGAAACTGGACGATACGATCTCCTATTATACCTCTCACGGCGTGGAGTCGAAGACCTTGAAGAGTCAGATCACATCGCACTTCAAGCCGCTCTATTTGGCGGCGGGCACAAGCGAACGCCAGTACATGAAGGCGTATCTTGTGGACGCTTATGTGGCGCTTGGAAAGAGCCGAAGCGAGGCGTCCAAAGATATTGACAAGTGGCTTGAAGAGTAAAAACGCTGCGCCCTAAATGGGCGCAGCAAGCAAAATCATCATGCAGTTTTGTTAAAGTGTGCCGCACCCGGGAAAGGGGATGATGAAATCAGCGCGAGGGTGCGGATTCCGGATGACTTGACCGGCCTGCTGCAATGCGAGTGGGAGCAGATCATATCTCAGGCAGGTTACAGTGAGCAGGATGCGGAGATCGTCCGGCGCTATGTCGTGAGCAAGACGCCGCAGATCGACGTCGCGGTGGAGCTGGACATGGCGCGGAGCACGATCACCCGCAGACTGCCGCAGATCTACGCACGAGCGCGGCACACGGCAGCAAAGCTGCAAATGATAAGTGAGTAACAGATACAAGATATTGTGACGGTACAAAACGCCCCCGGCAGGAGTGATCCTGTCGGGGGCTTTCCTCATGTTGTGTTAAGAAAGCAAGAACATTTTATTAAATTTTTCTGAATATATTGACATTTCGTAATATGAAGTATATATTGATGGTGCAGGCAGAGATGCACTGTATACCCGTGTAACCGAATTGACGTTTAAGCGATATGTAATATCGTCGGCCACGGGGAAGCCGCCTTCGGGCGGCTTTTTTTGCATGAGGTGTCGAATTATGAATATATTCGTCTACTCGGATGAATCAGGTGTCTTAGATAAAGCACACAATGAAATATTCGCGTTTGGTGGACTGGTGTTTTTGTCGAAAGATGAAAAGGACATCGCATCGAGAAAATACCATGCAGCAGAACGCTGTGTCAGAAAACATGGCGGGTATTGGGACATGGAAATAAAGGCGTCCACGGTTGAGGCCAACGAAAAACGGAAATTGTACCGATCTCTGAACAAGTTTTATAAGTTCGGTGTGGTAGTCGATCAGCAGACTGTTCAGGACGAAATTATGAAAGACAAGAAGTCGAAGCAACGCTATCTTGATTATGTATTCAAGATCGGCGTGAAGCGACTGCTTGAAGAACTGATTAGAAGAAATCGAATCGAGCAAGGAACTGTGGAAAATATGTATTTCTTTGCCGATGAACATTCGACATCTACAAACGGATTTTATGAATTAAGAGAATCACTCGAAGAGGAATTCAAGAGGGGGATGTTCGCACGAGATTATTCAAGATTTTTTCCACCTCTTTTCCCGGAAGTGCAAACAGTTTCGTTAGAGTTTTGTAATTCCGCAAGCGTAATCTTGGTAAGGGCTGCGGATATAATCGCAAATAGGATATATCATGACGCGATAAGCGGAAAGTGCCAGAACAATTTTGATGACGATTCTAACAAATTGTTTATTACAAGACTTCCGCCGCAAAAAGACTAATAGTGTTTACATAGCCCATGCAGTTCACCGCTGCACGGGCTTTTTCTATTTGCGTCAGAAATGCTGCATAAATGCATCACTCATGCTACCTTCGTGCGTCCCTTAGAAATTTGAAATCCCTCATACTGAACGTAGGAACTGGCCAGTTCACTACATTTTTTGGAGGGATTTTTTACATGGAATACGCAAGCAACGGCAAGGCCAATGCGGCCCTTACCACTGGTATCATCGGCACGGCGGGCGTCGGTCTTGGACTGCTCGGCAATCTGCTCGGCGGAGGCTGGAACGGATGGGGTGTAAATCCGGCTGCGGTGGCTGCGGGGTGCAGCGAGAATATGCCGGTCACACGCTACGAGCTCGACCGGGAGCAGAAGCTGGCCGCGAAGGACAGCGAGATCGCGATGCTCAAGGCCAACACCTACAACGATCAAAAGTCGCTGGAGATGTACGCCTATATCGACGGACAGCTGAAGGACATCCGCAAGTCGATCTGCGATCAGGCAGTCCACAACCAGCGCACTGAGGACAGCTTCGTGCTGGCCCGCCAGGACATCGCATCGGTCAAGTCCGAACTTCACCGCGAGATCGAGATGGAGGCCGAGCGGCGCTGCTGCGGTGACAACAGCATCGTAACGTATGCCAACGCAACCTTTTACCCCAAGCAGGTCGCCGACATCACCACCGGCACCGCAACGACGGCGCAGACGCTCTACAATCCGCTTCCAAAGTGCGGCTGCTGCAACAAGTAAACGCAAGGGGCGGCAATAGCCGCCCCACCTTAAAATGGAGGTAAACCAATATGGTGACAATAGATCAGGCCATGCGCGGAATTTTGCGTTTTTTTGATACGGTAGCATCTCCACATATGGACGAGGTGCGGTCGTTTGTGGCAGGCGTTGGGCTGTCTTTGCTGGCAGACGGCAGCAAAGAGCAACTGCTTGTGCTGAAAGATAACCCTTGGATCAAAGCGATGCGGATTATGGATGAGCACGGAGATGTTGATATTGACAGACTCTATAATAAGGCAAGGCCACGGCTCGATGGGCGAAAACTCCCGATAAAGATTCCGTTTATCGGCAAGCTAACTTTTGCTGCGGACGACCTCGACAGTCTATACAAATACATTCAGGAGGCGTAAAATGAAGCATTATATCGAAGAACTGAAACGGCAGCTGCATGAGATCATGGAGCGCCCGGTGACGCTTGGACGGGCGGAGGAAGTCACGGTGTATGCGGATGCCATTTGTGCGCTGCACAAACTGGACGATGACCATTTTCGTGAGTCCACGAAAATGATGGAATTCACCCGCGAGGATGCTGAAAAGTGGGTATCGCACATGGAGAACGAGGACGGCACGACCGGCGCACGCTGGACAAAGGAGCAGACGGACGCCGTGGCCAATATCACAGGTGTCAATGTGAAGTCCTGCGTCTGGTGGGCGGCAATGAACATGATGTATTCGGACTATTATTCCGTGGCGTCGAAATACGGCCTTGATAGGCCGGAGTTCTACGCCGACCTCGCCAAAGCGTTCTTGATGGATAAGGACGCCGGAGGGCCGGAGGCGAAGATGGCCGGGTATTATCATGGGGTTGTAGCGAGAAAGAATTAAAATTTTGCCACGAAATTGGACACGAAAAATAAAAAGCGTTGAAAATACTAGTGTTTTAGGCAAATATAAACGGGTTCAAGTCCCGCCTCGCGCACCAATTAAGAAAAACCAGCAATCAGTTGAGATTGCTGGTTTTTCTTTTATTCTCAACGGGTTTCTCCATTTTTACAGTCTGTAATTCCATACGTTTGTCCGCACTTTCATACTGGAATACCGCAAATCTGGACGCGAATTTGGCCACGAAATTGGCCACGATATTTGCCACGGACTTATATGTCCTTGTCAAAAAACGAAGTGATGGCAGAGACGGACTTTGATACGTCGGATTCTGCAACATGGGTATAGATCTTTCTCATGGTCTGGTAATCTGCCCATCCGCCAATTTGCATAGCAACCTTCTCAGATACGCCGAGATGGTAAGCAAGGGAGCAGAATGAATGGCGGAGACCGTGCGTTCCGATAAGCGGTAAGCTGTTCTCTGCGCAGATGCGGTTTACTTGTGACCAGATTGTGTTTGGGTTGCAAGTGACCACAAATTCCCCTGTCCTTGTCGCAGCGGTCAATAGAGATTTTAGGCGTGGGATCATGATTGGAACCGTTCGGCGGGAAGAAGCGTTCTTGTTGTCTGGCTTATTGACAAGCTTGTTTTCTGAATCGTATACACTGGAACCGCGAATGTGGATTAGTCCATTTTTCAGGTCGACATTTTCCCACTTCAGACCCATAATTTCAGAACGACGGAGCGAGTGCAGACCGAGCAGCGCGGGAATTTCACAAGGCTGTCCCTCAATAGCGTTAATGAATATGTGGATCTGCTCTGGCTGCAAGAACGGGTGTTCGTTTTGAACAGGCTTTGGAAGATACACGACATATGTTTTCCCTGTTGCATATTTGATTGCGGAGGATACAAGCGCCCATGAATTCTTAATTGTTTTTGGACTTACAGATTCTGAATTGACTGCTTTCTGACAGATTGCGTCTGTTAGCTCGTCGATGTGCAGATTCATTAGTTCGGGGAACCGGTTTTGCTTGATCGTTAAATATCCGCGCCTCGTAGATGGCGATATCGATTTTTCGTTTGCGGAAAGGTAATTGTCAATCGCGGCGGAGACGGTGTTCTTCTCGCTTTCTTTCTTCGGCATGGTATATCCGAGCTTGCAATCTTTTGCAAGCTTTTCTGCTTCGGATTTTGTTGTGGCTGTGAACGAGCAGCGTTTTCCGTCGATCATAACGCGGCAGCGCCAAGAACCAGAGGGCAGCTTCTCCGCATCCGGTACGTTTATTTTTTTCATTCTTTTCCCTTCTTCTGCTGTTTCGTGTTATGGATGATCGACCATACGATGATGGCAACTGCGGCAACGATCGTGCATAACACGATCCATGCCGCAGGTTGCAGGTTTCCATTTATGATAAAACCTACATCTGAGACGCGGAAGTCCAGAACGAGGTAGATCAGCAATGCAAAGGCCATTACGGCGCAGGAGCACATTAGGGTATAGATCACAGGGCGGCGCGTTTTGAGCTGCGCACGGAGAAAGTCTGCCTTTTCTTTTTGATGGGAGACTTCCAACTTCAAGTTTTCAACTTCGCCGGCAAGCTCGACATTCTGAATTTTCAACACATGATTCTCGGATTCCAGTGTGCGGATTTCCTTTGTGAGTTGTTCGTCCGGGTTTGGCTCCGGCATTGTGATTCCGTAATGTTCATCCACTGATACGCCAAGCTCTTTGCAGATCGAGGCGACAGTTTCACAGGAGGCGTTCGGGATCTCTCCACGGAGGAATTGCGCAACGGTTCGCTCTGATTTTCCGGTTGCGTCGGCAAGGTCTTGATTTGTAATTCTTGGATTCGATGTTTCTTTGATTTCTCGACATTTTTCGTATAATTCTTGTGACATAAACCAGATTCCTTTCCAAAAAGCACATGATTCTTCCTCTTAAAAACAAGAATACTTTCTCGACAAATCGCCTCCTGAAGAGTACGCTGAATGTGCAAGCAAGCTCCCACTCGCTTGCGGTAAGCCGAAGCCCCGCCGCCGGGGAGATTCGACGGCGGGGTGATTCAAGCGGTGTCAATCTGTCACCAGTTAAAAATGATTATTCTCCGCTGAGCTTTTTCAATTCCCTTGCGCTCTTGCTTCCGGTAATCATTTCAAGCTGGGAGATAGCTATTTGCCGCAATTTCTCCATCCGTTCTGGTTGCGGAACTTCCTGCTGGATAAGTAATGCGTTGACATTCTCCATATTTGTCATAACGAGCAACTGCTCGATTGTGGCATAGTCCCGAATGTTTCCTTTTAGGTTCGGATTCTCTGCCCTCCATTGCGAAGCGGTTTTCCCAAAAAGAGCGACATTCAAAACATCCGCTTCGTCGGCATAAACAGATCTCTGCTGGTATTTGGAGAGCGTGTCCGGAATTAGGTTGTTCTTGATTGCATCGGTGTGTATTCGATAATTTGCTTTTGCAAGAATACGATTCACATTCCAGTCTAGGGCGTAGCGGTGGTTTTCGTCCCCTTTCAGCCGTTGGTAGTCCTTGATGATATATAGCTTGAACTCAGGAGAAATCCACGACGCAAATTCAAAGGCAATGTCTTTATGCGCAAGTGTTGCAGCATAACGCCCTTGCTTGGAAATAATGCCGATGGCATTTGTTGATGCACACCATTTCTTGGGTGTCATAGCGAAACTGTTTTCACCAGATGCATTTTTAATTGCCTCGAAATCGAGGTAATTAAATTCTGGATTATTGAGTTTTTCCCATAGCCCCAAGAACTCTATTGTACTGCGATTCCTCATCCAGTTCTGGATGACATATCCGGGGAACTCTGGGTTGTGGTATTTTGCGATGTCGGTCAAGGAGATGTAATCGTCCTCGTTTCCAACTGTTGAGACGACGGAAATATCGACCCCGTTCGCGTGAATCGTACTTTGAACTTTTGGTGTAGGCATCCTATCCCTCCCCTTTAGACAATTTAGCCATAAAAACAACTCTATCTTTGTGAAAGTGGTGACGTTACCGAAATGATCTGCACCGGATGATTCACAGTTACTTTGAATTCATTGTTCAGTCATGTTCTGTTACCTCCAAGTTAAAGTACAGAATGGTTATATCACATCCGGTGTACCATAATACGGACATTTAAGAAATCCGACCGTAGAAAAAACAGCCGCGATTTTGTATAGGCTGATGATTGATATATTGAAACGAATGTTTTAGAATGACGGTATGCACAACAGAAGCGGAGAGAGGAAGGAACGGAAAATGGAAAGAGAAGAATTGATGAAAGAAATAATTGAACTGATCGAGACATCTACGGACGAAGAAATTATTGAGGCGTTGAAACAGCTATATCACGTGCGAAAATGTACATAGGCGGTTCATTCCCAGTTTTATGAATTTCTTACGTATTACTTGCTCCCGGCGACGTTTCTAATGTTTTTGGATTGGAAATACGAGCATACTACACAAACGATCACCGAAATTGCATATTTGATATACTCTGAAATATTGCCTGAGAAGAAAAAGAAAACGACCATAACAACGGCGGCGATAATCAGATTCACAAAAACACAAATGTCATGCTGATCTGCGGAAGCATGGTTAGCTGCATAAAACGCGATTCCGCATGATATTGGTTGAGCAATTATCATGAGGACTGCATACCCAAGCGACCCAGCTTGATATTGTCCATAGGCCGGAGAAAGTGCGTTCCATAAATAAATCAGTGTTGGGCCAAGTATAATCAGCGCCCAAAAAACAAGAGTGACGAGCGCGATGCGGAGTGCATTTTTCATTTTGTCTCCTCGTTCCTGTCTGGCTTTCTATTTGCACGGACGGTTTTGAAAATATCGATCATCAGTTTAATTTCGGAATCATCCATCGTTTTCAACATATCAAATGCATATTTTTGTGTCTCTGTAAGCTCGTCGCTATTTGCGGCGGGCTTTTCTTCTCCCCAGCCCATGAGATATGCAGGGGTCGTGTCAAGCGCATCTGCAAGTTCTTGGATGCGGTTCAATGGTAGATTCGTCACGACCTGATTTTCGTATTTACCGATGGTCTGTTTTGTTGTATTCAATTTCTCGGCAAGCTCCGCCTGTGTCAGGCCTTTTTGAATACGAAGATAGCGGATTTTTTCAGAAAGATTCTTTGTTTCAGTCGCCTCGCTGCTCCACCCCATGAGGTATACCGGGGATACAGATAGAATTTTCGAAATTTTGATTACTACATCTACGGGTACTTTTTCGATGTCACCATTTTCATATCTGTAAATAGTGGCAGGAGAAACACCAAGCTGCGTAGCGATATCTTCTGCGGACTTTCCAATTTCTTTTCGTCTCAGTCTAATACGATCACCAGTAGTCATAAGAAATCCTCCTATTTGCATAATAACATCTTAATTGCAAAAATGCAACACAAAAACGCGGGCAAAAATATTATACTCGCAAAAATGCAAAAAAATCACTTGACATTTCAGGATATGAATGGTATACTTAAGATGTACTCGCAATAATGCGAGAAAGGGGGTGGGCGAAACGGCAGTCAATATTGACAAGCTCAACGGGAAAATCGTTGAGAATAGAATGACAAAAGAGGATTTTGCGCGGGCAATCGGAATCAATCCGAGCACTCTATTCAGAAAAACGGAGGCAGGCGGAGACTCTTTTTCGGTTGGAGAAATGCACCGCGCAGTTGAGGTGCTACAGCTCGACGCATCAGAAGCAATTTCTATTTTTTTACCGCAATACTCGCAAAAATGCGAGAACAAGGGATGAAAAATAAACCGTGGTGCTTTCACGGAATATTTTCCCCACATTTTTTCACCCGAGGAACAATGCAGGAGCCAAAATCCGGGTGGGGCCAGAGCGAGAGTTTTTTTATGGTAGGTCATCACTGACGACCGCTCTGTTTTTGATGGTTCCGCAGACAAAAGCACTGCCCGCTTCTTCTTGCGCCACATCACTTTGGCAGTTGTGATTCAGCCAGCCTATCGCGCATCCGTTATCTCATCGGGAACGGCAAGGTGAAAACCTGGGTCAATGTGACCATTCCTTTCTCGCCTAGATAGGCAATAGCATTATAACACATTTTCAAGCGCATTTGCAATGGTAAATTGCAAAAACGCAAGGGAAGAAGCGGAGAAATGAAAAACTACGGCGTGACCGTGGATGAACAAAAGACACCCCTCGGAGAGCGGAAAGATTTGAAAATCTGGCGGCGGTTGCTTCACTGCCAGATTCCCCCAAATTTGTTACCCGAACATCTTGCAATCGGCACGACCCGTGGTGAGGGACAGCTGAACACGGTTTTGTGAACGGCTGCTTGTGCTCGATGCAGGCAAAGCAACTACCTGCTTCTTGGTATGCTGCGTCACTTTGGCTGTATGGTTCAGCCGTTACCCACACGCATCAGCATAGAATCAGGAACGTTTAGGGTCAAAAGTTTGATCATAGCGACCACTCCTTTCTCGCCTATGCAGGCAATTCCATTGTAACCCGCTTCCGAGGGGATGTCAAGAATAACTACTCATATTTATGAGGTATGAAAAAGGAAGTGAGAACGATTGTATTACGAAAAGTGCGAGGCCGAGAAATCCGTTTTGCGGAGGCTTTGCGAGGAACGTGAAAAGCTGGCGGCAGACCCGACCGGCCCGGACGCCGAGAAGACGAAAGAAAAGATCGATGTGCTGGTCGCTTTGGGCAGAACCATCCGGGAAAATGAATCTCTTTTCCTTACGCCGGAAGAGATAGAAAAAGCCCGGCGGAACGCAGAAAAAGAACAGCACAGGCGCGACAAGGAAACTGAGCTTCGTATCTTGGAGGAAAAGAACGCATCCAGATTTACAACGATCTGCATCCTTGGCTTACTTGTGCTGCTTGGCATCCTATTCACTTTGGTTGCCGTTTTCGCTTGATCGCCGATTTGATCTTACCCCAAAGGCGAACAAGAAAGCGTTTTTGCGAGAAGAGGTCGTGTCCGACGCGGACAAGCGCGTCGAACGAAACCGACAATTCGTGACTGTCGATGTCTCTTTTTCGAACAACATCGAACATGGCTTTGAGCGGTTCCTGTTTTTCCTCGGGTAACGTCATGCGGAGCGCTTCAATCGAAGCGAGCAGCGCGCAACGGCTATCATGCGATGGACGCTGCCCAGCGTTCAGCTCAGCAGTAAAGACAGCATAGGCGCGGAAAAAGGCTTGGAAATCCTCGCGGGCGTTTTTTCGATGATCCTGCGCAGATTGCGCGAGATAAGAGATGCCGCCGCCGATCATCGCGGAGACGATCGAGACAGCACCGGTCAGCAAAATGTCCATAGTCATAATTGAACGCCACCTTTCCGTTTCCATTCTAGCAACGCGGACAGCGGCAGTCAATAACTACTCATATTAAAAAGGAAGTGAGAACGATTGAGTTTGAAGGAACTCCGGCTGAACGCCGGATTGACACAGGAAGCCGTTGCGAAGCGGCTGAACGTGACGCAGGTCGCGGTTCACCGCTGGGAAACCGGCAATACCCGAATCGCAAGGAAACATCATAAGAAACTCGCTAAGCTCTACGGCGTGACCGTGGATGAACTGATGAAGGAGGAATGAGAAATGCCGAAGCTGGCAGTCAAGCGGGACACGGATTACCGCTTGACGGTGATGATCCGGGGTGAGATGGCTGCACAGGAGATCAGCATCGAAAAGGCGGCGGAGTATGCGGGGATGGCGAGATCGACGCTCTATGACCTGCTCAAAAGTCCGACGAGCTATTTTCCGCAAACGCTGCGCCTGATGCGGAAACTGAGTATTCCGGTCGAGGAAATGCGGGCGGCGATCAGCTACCCGTGGTAAAGGAGGAAGGAAGATGATCTCAAAGAGAGAATGGTACGCCGCATTGCGGCGGATGTTGAAGCGGGCGGCGCTGGTGTTTGGAGGGCTGTTTTTGATGGCGGCTTTTTTCTACTGGCGCGTGTTTGATCTCCGGCTTGAGGCGGCGCTGCTCGCTACGCTGTCCGCGGCGCTGACGGGATACGGGATGGCATGATGGGATGGAGCTGTTGTCTCGTCTCCTGGCTCAAGGCGGCGTGGAAATCGCTGGTGGAAGCCGCAGAGAGGCAGAGAAATTATTGGGACGGTGACGACCCATGAGATACCCGTGTTCAACGTGCCCGAAAAATGCGGATTGCCGCATGGGACTAAGATGCGTGGACTGGCGTCGGTGGTTCGGCGTGACGTGGGACTATGATCTTCGCAAGGCCGCGCATGAGATAGAAAAAGCCGCCCATGTCGCTACACATGGACGGCGGGTGACAGACAATTTCGTTCCGTATCGAAAATATGTCTATGGCCATATTTTAACGGCTGGTTGGCGAAATGTCAACCATTAGGAGGAATTATGAAGATCACAAAGGAACTTTTGAAGGAGAAAGGCGCGTGTGCCGCTGGCTATCGTGACTTTTTGAAGGAATATCCGGTGGATAAGTATCCGGACGGCGTGGAGTATCAGGAACTTTTGGATTGCTGTGCGGAAAAGGATTTTAGCTACGGCTCGTGGCTGCTGGGCGCGTTCGGGAAAACGGATGAAGTCCGAAAAATCGACGGGGATTTGATCGTCGAGAAAGGCATCATCTTTGCCGGACGGCTGGAAGTCAAAGGCTGCATCAAGGCTGGCGGTGGCATCGAGGCTGGATGGGGCATCGATGTTGGCGGTGGCATCGAGGCTGGCAATGGTATCAAGGCTGGCAATGGTATCAAGGCTGGCTTGGGTATCAAGGCTGGCTGGAGCATCAGGGCTGGCGATGGCATCGAGGCTGGCTGGGGCATCGATGTTGGCGGTGGCATCGAGGCTGGCTTTGGCATCAAGGCTGACGAGAGCATCAGGGCTGGCTTGGGTATCAAGGCTGGCTATGGCATCGAGGCTGGATGGGGCATCGATGTTGGCGGTGGCATCGAGGCTGGCTTTGGCATCAAGGCTGACGAGAGCATCAGGGCTGGCTTGGGTATCAAGGCTGGCTATGGCATCGAGGCTGGATGGGGCATCGATGTTGGCGGTGGCATCGAGGCTGGCAAT